TATAATGCCATAGACCATAATCCTATAATGACGCACTTAGGCGAACAAAAATGGGGCTTAGACAAAGTTAATGTAGGTGCATTTGAAACTGCTAAACTCGATAAACATCAATGGGTGGTTGCATCCGGCGTATTTACGCAGCGTAGATGTAAAACCGAAGACGATGATTTACGTAAACTATTTAGTGATATCGATATATTATATAATTTATCAACACAAGTAGTTGCATTTAACTTAATGAATCCAATAAATACATATCATCATGAAGGATTCTTTTATGTGCATCCCGGATTAGTTATGGACATGTTGATTGAAAAATATCAATTTGTTAATATCCGATGCAATTATTCAAAAGACGTATATACAGTATTAATTTATAAATTACAATAAAAATGACAAACAGTATTAATCAGCCATGGGCTATTTCAGAAAAATATGTTAAACGATATGGCGAAACTTGGGCTAATTTAGATTTTGAAGTTGAATCTAAAATATCAGCTGAAAATTTTAAAACCGATCCAATGGCTTGTACAGTTGGACAATTATGCATATTTAATCAAAAACTTTCTTTAAATTATAAAGATTTGATTAATCTTGCTAAAAACATAAATACATTATCTGAAAACGTTTATGCACAACGTCCTAAACAAGATGATGTTTTTTACGTGGATGTTAAAGGATATACATTTTCATTACGTAAACATGAAATTGGAAAATTAGCACAAACATTGACAGACGCCTTAGAAGTATCAATGAAAAAATATGAATTAGGATTATATTTATAATAAAGGCAGATCATGAAAACATGGTATGTATATTTTTATAGATCTGACACTAGTTCCGAGCCTATAGGGCGAATATATGCTGAATCTTTAGAATCTGCTAAAACAACAGCTGCTCTAATCAAAGATTTACCAGTTACTGAGTTTATTAAGATATTTGATGTTAAACTTTCTGAAACGGAGCTGCAAAATGAAAACGATGTTCGATAGTATTACAATTGCATATTCAGAATATGAATATTTCAAGTCGTTGGCTAAAACACAGAAACTTGAATTTTTATTTGATTCATATGATGCAGCTCGTATTAAATCATCTGGTTTAGATCTTTCTAATTTTTTCGATACAGTTCAAAACAATTTAGAACGATATAATGAAGTTGAAGATCTCAATTTAATTAGTGCTCAACGAGAAGAAATTGAAGTATCTGATCTATCAAAAAATACTGATTATGTAGATGTTACAATTGATGATACAAGCATTATGATTGAATCAAATAGTTTACGCGCGGTTCGTGCAGTAATAATTAAATTCATAGAATCCGGCTATATGATTACTCGAGACACTGCAACAGAAAAAATGTTTAAACGAGATAAGATTACGAGATATATGCGCGTATTTCGAATTATTAGTTGTTCTACAGGCTTATGTTTAAATTAAAAATACATGGCAAAAAAACAAACAATACCAGATAATATACAAAAACAATTTAACAAACTTCAATTTAAAATAGGCGATCCGGTATTCTTTACTTGGTTAGGTACAAAAAAATATGGTTATGTTATTAATACTAAAGAAGTGGGCTGGGGAGTTCAGTATATGGTTGAATCGAACACTACAAAATATCCGTGTGGGGTTACAACCAAAGGCTATAAGACAGCATATTTCACAGGATGCATTGATATCGATAAAACAAAATCATTTACCAAAGAAGAACTCGAAACGAGAGCCAGAAATGGATTTGCAGGATCGGATTCACCAATTTTTGAACACCCCAGAAGGACAACAGTACAAAGCACAAGCCAGCATACAACTAGCAACGACATACCTTCAAAAAATAATAGAAAGCCTAAAGAACCCAGAATTAAACATACAACAAAAGATGCTTCTAAATCTAGCAATGTTGGATTGCTTACATCAACTTCAAAAAAACGAAAAAATCATGAACTTGATGACGCAATCCAACGACAGCGAGATTTCTTAAACGGTTTTATTAAAAAATAAAATTAAAGACCCTTTCTTAATATTTTATAAATTTCTGCGTACGCAATTTGTCGTTTTCTGTTTGAATCATTTCTATAAACTGGTCGAAGTCCTATTTCTTTCATGTCAGCAGTCCATTGGTTCATATCCGGGATTGTCGCGCCGGGCTCTGTGTATTTTTTTGGTAATACAATGTTCGATCCATCAGAGTCAAGTTTTCGTATAATAGCATTTGCTTCAGCTGAAGAATAAGATTCTCCGGCAATTGTTGTCATCTCATCACTCATTAAAAACTTTTTTAAATTTTCTTTTCCTGCCGTTTGAAACTTTAAATGAAATTCTATACAAGGTACGTTATTTTTAACAGATGTTTCTAAATTTCTAAGAATGGTAGAACTAGCAAATGCATGCATGTTGATTGTTACAACTGGCTTTGTTACTGCAGGCCCTCCAGCCATTCTTCCATCCGGACCTAAAAACTGTCCTTCGCTTGCATTTAACATCATATCTTCTATTCCATATTTTGTTATCGGGATTGGCTCGCCAGCTTTTATTGCTGCCTTTGCTGCTTTTCTCATTTCTCTTAATTGATCTGGTGTAGCATAATCGACCCAACTTATCCATTGCCCGGGGCCAACGTTATGTAAGGCCGATATATTAGTGAGTTCTCCATATTTATCACCATATGTTTGTACAAACTCATTCCAATCTATATAACGCATTTCATCATATGATCTGATTAAATCGGTATATTTGGCTGCATATCCTGGTGCAGTGCCCGTAAGTTCGCCAGCTGTTCCTCGAACAACTCTCCTTCCTCCAGGTCTACCATATGATAATACTTCATCATCATATTTTAATAAAGCTGATGTAAATGCTTCATTTTCTTGATATGCTCTTGGCAATCTTTCTATAAGTTCTTCCATGGTCATTACGCCAGCCTTAACATCTTTTAGCTCTCGATTAAAAGTCTTAGCTCGCTTAATATATCGATCGGATTTATTTAATGCGCGAATGAAATTATCATATTCTGTTAAAGTAATATTTCCTCGTTCGCGTTCTAAATTTAAGAATTTTTTTAAATCTTGAATATCTCTTAATTGTTGCCCGCCAAACCAACGAATCCAACCAGGCCAAAAAGGTTGACCATACATATTTCTATAGAATCCTGATGTTTGTGCCCATTCTGGGTCTGTTACGGCTTTATATTTAACATAACCTTTTCCAAGTAAAAATGCACCTAAACCTATCAATGCACCATATACCATGACACCATTCCATGCATCATCATGTTCCGGATTATCTTTATCATAATATTTTTGAACTTTTTGTTCTAATGCTTTTTGGTAAGCAGTTGAATCTTTTGCCGGAGGCTGCCATGTAGTAGATGAATCTGTTACATTTGTTGTTGATGGTTTTGGTTTCTCTGCATCTTTTTTTACTACTTTCTTAACAGTTTTTGGTTTTGTAGTTTTACCCGTAGCGTTAGTAGTCGTTACAGTTTCTGGCGTCTCCGGTGTAAATACAAATCCTCCTTTACTAGGTGGATCTTGTTCGCTAATTATAATTTTTTTATTTTGAACAATATTTGATAAAGCTCGTTCAATTAATGAATCTAATTTTTTTTGATAATTCATTGATATTCCTTTATTTGATGTCTTTTAATGGTTTTGTGTTAACTTGATCAATTTCTGATCTTTTTATATATACTTCTTCAATAGTTTTTAAATTTGGATCTAATGGCATCATAACTTTTATATATGTAGCAGATTCGCCTTCAATCTTTAACGTATCATATAATACCATTTCCATTGGAATAATATTACCAAATGCATCAGACATTTGATCTTCATAGTTATTCCAAACGCCAAATGATTTTAATTCTCCTGCAGTTTCATCATATTTCCATGATTCTAAACGTTTAACATTTGGAACTCCAATAACATGCTCTTGTAATAGTTCCGAATTTGCTTTTAAGAAAGCTCGTTGTTGTTTTTCGCTTAATTGTTTTAAATCATATTCAGATTTCCATTTAGCATAACTTCGAAGTGCCCAATCTATACTATATGCAATGGGTATTGTATGAACTCCAGCTTTAACAGCTTTTGCTGGCAACGTCTCTGCACCATAACCTAATTTGCCCATGATGTATTCAACTGTTTGACCAGGCCATCGTGCTACTGTTTTTATAACATTTTGCAATGTCTCTAAAAACGGTTTAATCATACCAATCCAATACAATTCAATGGTTGCAAGTGCTTTATCTAAATAAGTAATTGCACCTTTTAAAAATGGAATATCTTTTATTGTGCTTTTAATTAATGTTAATCCTTCTTTAAACGTTTGTACAATTGTTGATAATAATTTACCACCGCCAATTCTTTCCAAAGTTGCAATTACAGATTTTGAAGCACGTTGTATAAATTGTACTAAATATTTAACACCAGGCGCTGTCATTTTAAAACCACGACCAATTATCGAAATAATACCTCGCAACAATGGACGGAAAACTTTACCAACTGCACTTATTATGGCTGTATGAAATACGCCCAATGCATCGAATATCATGTTCATTACGGTTTCGTCGTTAGAAGTACCCGTCGATATCTTGTATATATCATCCGCTAACAAAATACCAAATACTACTTTAGGAATCCATTTTGTAAGTGGAAACACATCTAACACAACAGTACCAATTATACCTTCGGGAGAATAAGCAAGTCCTCGTAAATATTGTACCGTCTCTTCCCAAGTCCAATATGTTGCTTGCCCTGCTACGCTACCTACTTGAGCCATAAAATCTCGAAAGTCTACTGATTTTAAATCATTTTTGAATTCATTTAAATACAGCGCTGGAGAATGCAAATAATTCCAAACCATACGCGCTGCATCCGGATGCCACCCTTTTAAATTTTGTGCTAAACCTGCATAATAATCAGCTTTTAAATTTACTGCACCAGTACCCCGTCCAGGACCACCAAATGCTGGCATTTGAATTCCTACACCGCCCGGAAATGTCATTTCCATTTGTGGCAATTCTTTATCAAATTGTTGTTTTTCTTTTAAATTTAATTGATTCTTTATGGAATTCGGCATATTGCGATACACCCATGTTGCAACCTTTTTTATTTCGCCGTACGTATTCAATTGTTTTAATACGGAATAATCGCCTTTACTTAATGTGCCTTCTAATAGCCAAGCAGCTCTACATAAATCTGCTGTTGATAAAAATGATCTTAAATATTCAACAATTGTTCGTTTTTTTGGATCAACTTTATCCATGAATGCTTTGTTGATTCTCCAATATTCTTGACTGTCGGTAATATTTGATATTACGGCCAATGCTTCAGATTCATTATCTATAATACCCTTAGCATCATAAATTCGTTGAGCGGCTTTTTTAGGATCCATTCGGCTGATTACAATCTCAGGCGTAACTAAAACTTTTCTGACAGTCTCAACACCATCTGTATCAATATATGTTAATGTATTGTCTTTTGGAGTAATTTTTGCTAGGACTTGTAATTCCGATGCAGAAAATTTTCGAAACCATTTTGCTCGACGATTTAATTTTTTTATTTCTGCGGCATCTGTTACTTTTTTATGGCTCAATTGTTCGTCTACATCTCCGCCTCCGGCATACGTAATTCTTTCCGGAAAAAAATAGTACCAGTTATTTTTATATACTGCATAATACGATCCTTTGGGTTGATTTGGTAACTTATACATTCCTGCAGGGGGAATATCTGATTTCGGAGCTTCGAGTTGTAATTGCTTTTGCTCTACAAATTTTTCTAAAAAAGCTTCTCGCAATACTTCGTCATATGTTATAGATCGTATCATATTAATAAATATGAACATAATTAAAAGAATAGGTTGGATTTTACGATGTTATTTTATATTATAAATTTAATTAAAAAATTAAAGTTATGAAACGTTTATTGGTTATTTTAGGTTTTGTGTCATTTTCCGTATCAGCTCAAATTTTTGTAGGAAAACCTCAATCATATTATGAAGATAAATGTTTATCTAAACAATTATTTTTAAAAGTTAATGAATACCGGAAATCATTGGGAGAATCGGCGTTTATATGGGAAGAAAATTATTATGTTTCGGCAAAAAAACAAAATGATTATTTATGTATTAATGGTATGTGGGGTCATAGGACTAATATTATGCCAGGTACTGAATTAATCGTAGGCGTTTGTGGTATCCGTCAAGAACTTACTCCAGCTTTATATGAAATGATTGTTGATTCGTGTATTCAACAATGGAAACATTCGGAATGGCATCATAAAACATTAAAAGCTCCAATTATATCTGTGGCATCTACTAATTATAAGATTGAAGTGTCTGGTGTTAATTTAAATATAATTCTGAATAAATTTGGTGCTATATCAGTTAATGTTTTAGACTATGGGACTTATAAAAACGTATATTGTATTTTTCAATTGGGATTTTATAAAGATCCGTATAAATATTTAGAAACTCCATATAAAGGATAGTAAAATAGGGTGAATTTCTTCACCCTATTACTTAATAAATTTTATGTTAAAAGGTTGCTTCGTATTTATAAATTTTAAATGTTCCTGCACCGCTAACAGTTTTACTTCCAACACCAATAGTCTTAAGATCATCTGTTGTAACTTCCGTTGACCCATCTGGTTTTTGAACCGTTACAAAAACTTTTGCATATCTAGCTTTAGCGCCGCCAATTTTAACTTCAGCGGTTACTGTAGGTGTTATTCCCGGAATTAGTTGCGTTACTAAATTTTTCAATGCTTCGCCTCGCATATATGCTAAAAATGCATTACCTCCTGACATTGGATCTTTTACAACTCCTTGTGCATCCTTTGTTGGGTCTGCTGGAACTTGATTTGGTTGTAATCCTACCTTTTTAGCAAACTCAGCATTATTTAATGTTACCTCTTCATCATATGATGCAGCTGACTCAATCCGTATATTTGTTATTTTACCAATCGATTGTAATCCAGTTAATGCTGTTTTAATATCTTCTGTGCCGGCTTGAGATAACTGAATTTTTAATTTTTCAAATGCATCAGTAGCATCAATTGGAACTACAGGACCTGGAGTTACTGTAATCGTTGTTATTTGCTTCCCAGCGCTTCCGGCTGATGCAGCTGTATATTTTGTTAATGAATAAATATAAAAATATCCTCCATCGTTCACTAAATTTAAGCTACCAGCACCAGCAACGCGTCCAGGCATACCTTGTACGAAAGTTCCACCTTTGATTTCACCTTTTGCTCCAGATGCAATTGAATATCCGCCGCCTGGTGTATATGGGTCAATTGCTATTGTACCGTCAATATTAATGCCGGAATCTGTTATGCTTTTAGCAGTAATTTGCAAATTATAATCATTACAAAATTGTACAATGTCATTGATGTCAGATGATTCGCCTGGTTGATTTCCAGTAACGCTTGTTTTTGTTATAACTCCTGAAGTTAATACTTTTCCTTTTTCATTTGTAGATTCATTCAATTGGATTTCTACAGCTGTAAATGCATTACCATCTAATGGACCTAAATTTTCAATAAATTGTACAAATGATTGCATTGATTTAAATGCAGCTTTAAATTTTGATTTATCAAGTCCTTCTAGATATCTAGCTACCGTTAACCATGCTGCTGCTAAATCGATGCCTACGGCAAACGGAACTTGGTTTCTAGTAAGAAATGCTTTAACTGTATTATATGTTGCTGTAAATTGTGGTCCCCAATTTGATGAAGCATTAACAAATTGGTTAACTATTGGAACTGGTGAAGTTGGAGGAGTACCACTAACCGACATTTGTTCTTTAAGTAGTCGTTTTATTTGATTTTCAGTTAAATTTCTTGTTCCAAACCGAACGATGTTTTCGGCCAATAATCGTTCTAAATTCATGTTTTTGTTTCCTTTATAGGTTTTATATATATATGTTCTTGTTAACAATAATAAATATCATTTAAAAAAAAATAACATAATTTGGATTTATAAATTTATTTTTATATTATTGTAATATAATTAACCAGTTAAAAAATTAAGAGCCATGAAAAAGTTATTGTTTGCATTTGTATTGATTTCTAATGTAGTTGTTGCACAATCCGAATTACCTAAATGTGTAGATGTACACATTATAGAATTTATTCAATATTATAAATATTCTGATGTGTCTAACAATGAAGCCATTTTAAAACCAGATTCCGTTTCATATGAAACTACGGACTGTCATTATGTAATTGATTTTGATAAAGGTATATGCGAAGTATATTTTCAAGATACAGTAGTTGGAAGTGCTGCAATTGTTGATATATTGCAAGATAGCAGTCAGATTGTTATTAAATTAGATGATGCAGCCGATGATACCGAAATTGTTGTCGATGTTAATCGAAATATATTTGTGTATGGCTATGGTTATGAAATGGAACGAATTGTAACATTACCAACAAAATTTACAATTACATCTACTAAATTATAATTTAACAACTAGTAAAAATGGGGGCAATGCCCCCATTACTTATTGTGAATAATTTTAATCTTTCTTTACGGGTGTTGGCGTTACGGTTTGTTGTCGCTCTTTGAATCTAACCGTAGCTGGTGCAGGAACAAGTTCATTTTGTGGCTGTATTGTTACTTTCATACCTAAAGTACCGGTCATATCTTTTTTTCCAACGAATGATGTTAATGTCTTTAATCCGGCAGCATCTGTTGCAAAACTTCCAACAATACTTCCATTACCATCTTTAGTCGGTTTGCCGCTTACTTTTGCACTACCGTTAGGCCAATGAATTTGCGAAATTGACTCAAAGCCGTCAGTCATACTTCCCTCCGTTCCCTTTGTGTTGATGATTTGAAATTTTAATAAAGCATTTGGAATAGCTACTAAAACACCTTGTTCATTTTTTTGTGCCGGGATGTCTATGGTTACTGGAATTATTGTGTATGCCGCTTCTGTTAATTTTGTTCGTATATCTGCTTCGGAAATATTTTTTGTTCCAAATCGCAACATGTTTTCTGCTAAAATATTTTTCATTGTGTTCCTTTTTACTACATATAAATATTACGCAAAAAAAAAATAACGTAATTTGGATTTTTCATTCTTTTTACATAATATAAAATAAAACATATATGATACGTTTTGGTTATGCCTGTATCAACATGGAGTTATCCGCCCAAGGTATTCGTACCGGTCGTGCCATGATTGATCGCAAATTTAAATTGGGTGGTTTGCAGTTAGCATCCGACATTGCACTTGCCAATGCCCGCGATTTACTTACTATTCTGCAATGGAATGAAGCACACGGTATTCGTTTGTTTCGTTTAGGCTCTGAGCTCTTTCCTCGTTGGAATCATTACGAGCTTGCAGATTTGCCTGACATTGATCTTATTGCACGGCATCTACGTGCCGCAGGTGATTATGCTCGTGCGCATGGCCATCGCATCACAACGCATCCTGGTCCATTTCATATCCTTGGCAGTCCCGATGCTGTAGTTGTTGATAATTCTATCATTGGTCTTGAACGACATTCTGAGCTCTTTGATATGATGGGTTTTGCTCCTAGCTTTGAGAACAAGATCAATATTCACGTTGGTGCTACCTACAACGACAAACCCGGCACCATTGCACGGTGGTTGCATAACTATGATCGCCTTTCAGATTCTTGCAAGGCACGTTTAGTTATTGAGAATGATGACAAGGCCTCCATGTATTCGGTGCGCGAATTATATTCCATGTTGCATACCGAAATTGCTATACCTATTACGTTTGACTATTGGCATCACACATTCAATACTGGTGACATATCCGAACAAGAAGCATTCTTCATGGCTCGCGAAACTTGGCAGCGTCATGGTGTTACGCAATGTACCCATTACAGCGAGTCTCGTCGACGCGAAGCACAGATTCTTATCGAGCGTATGTTTGCACATCATAACATTGACATTGCCGACTTGCCCAAATGGCCTACCTTCCACAAACAATACAAGGAGTTTACCAAGATCAAGGAGCAGGCTCATGCTGACTACATTACACGGCTTCCTGCTACATATGGTGTTGCCGATCTTGATGTTATGGTTGAGGCTAAGGCTAAAGAACAATCATTGATTGCTTTAAATGTTGAATGTTGTCAAAACACACAATTAATTTTAGACTAATATATTTATTATATATAATATTAATAATAATATAAAAAGGTTATTTATGAAAGTAGATTATAAATTTAGAGAAAAAATTACGGATGATATTGTTGATGCTCACAATATTATTCGCGTTACTGGTAAAGCGTTGGAAGAAGGAAAGATTGATAAGCCATCAATGCTTGACAATTTAGCACGTGCATTAAAAAAATTAGAATCAGCAAAATATTATATTGAACGAGGATAATGGCAAAACGATTTCCGTACATTGTATTAGCAGCTGCATTTAGTTTAGCTGCAAGTGCTGCATATTACAGCGTATTCGGATTGAGTAAATTGTTTGCATCACAAGCAACTGCCGTAATTATTTTGGCATCAACTTTAGAACTTTCAAAACTTATAACAGCATCATACTTGCATCGTTATTGGAATACGATTTCCAGATTAATGAAAATTTATTTGACTACAGCGGTTGTTATATTGATGGCAATTACGTCATTAGGCATCTATGGGTTTTTAGCATCATCATATCAAGACACATCATATCGTTTACAAAATTCTGAATTAATAATCGACAATGTTAAAACTAAGCGTGATAGATTTCAAACCCAGCTGGATCAAGTAACCAAAGAAAAACAAACGGTTGATGCAAACATAGAAAATCTAACAAATGCATTATCTAATAATCGTATTCAATATACAGATCGAAATGGCAATCAAGTTATTAAAACGGATGCTAGTAATAGAAAGGCATATGAAAAACAGTTAGATATTGCCGTACAACGAAATCAACAACTAATGCAACGAGAATTAGCAATGACGGATTCGGTATCAGCAATGGATCTTAAAATTACTAATTTGCAAACAACATCTACCGTTGCAGCAGAAGTAGGTCCATTAAAATATATTGCAACTATTACTAACAAGAGCATGGATACCGTAGTTAATTGGCTGATTTTAATGCTTATAATGGTGTTTGATCCTTTAGCAATCATATTGCTCATTTCAGCAAATAAAGCCTTGTTAAACGCAAACGATGACATCAGTGACTGGGATGTTACATTAATGGATGGTTTAGAAGACGAGTCACATACTGATTTCAATACCGATGCAACTCCTGATCCATTAACAACCAATGTTCCTCCTCCGCCACCTCCGGATAGAGTAATTAAAGAAGATAAAATTCCTACTAATCCAAAATCAGATATATTATCATACCGAAATAAATTTAGAATAGAACGTGAAAAGAAGTACAAAAAGTAGTCCTGCACCGAAAGGATTTAAAAAATTACAATGTAAGTATTGTGAAGAAATTTGTCAACGAGTTGATGAAAAAGCAGAAGCAATTACATGTTATAAATGTGTATCGAAACTTGTCAATGGACAACGATTGGAAATACGAAAATAAATCAATATAATAAGTTATGTTACAAGCAGAAAAAATCAAATCAAACTGGGAACGTTATCGAGGATTAGTTAATCAATTCTTTCCTACACGTAAAGATGCATTAAATCGAATGTATGATGAGTTTGAAGATCGAATAGTAATGATGCCAGCATCTAGTATTGCACACTTTCACAATGCATTTGCCGGAGGTTATGTCGACCATGTTCTTCGCGTTATGGATTGTGCATTAACCTTACATAATACATGGACGGTCAGTGGAGCAGATATGTCTGGTTATACCGAAGAGGAATTAATGTTTGCCGCAATGCATCATGATTTAGGTAAAGTGGGATTTCCAGGTGAGGGTAATGAAGTTTATCAGGTAGAAACATCGGATTGGCATAGAAAAAATCAAAACAAAATGTATCGTCACAATGAAAACATTCCGTTTACTATGGTACCGGATCTTTCAATTTGGTTGCTACAAGAATATGATGTTAAAATGTCTTGGACGGAATATCAAGCAATTAAAATTCATGATGGTATGTATGATGAAGCAAATAAACCATATTTTGTTGCTCGCTCAGCACAAGCCAAATTAAAAACAAATCTACCTATCATTTTGCATCATGCAGATCATATGGCAGCACAAATTGAATTTGAGCGATGGAGAAATAAAGACAAAGAAACACCTAAACCAGTTTCAGAAAAAAGTAGAGTACAAAAATCAAACGGATTGAAAAATTTAACCGAAAATAATCCTGCCGTTGAACAAGCATTAACGGATATTTTCAAAGCATTTAACGAGGAATAATATGATATTTTTAATCATAACAACGATATTGCTTCTAGGAATTAGCACATACTTAGGATATCGAGTATGGTATCTTGCTGGTGCAGTTGCTGATATACAAGATCAAGGCGATGATGTAAATGAATATATTGAAGCATTGGAATTAACCAATCAATACATGTATTCAAAAATAGTATCTGCATATGAAGTTATGAATCGAGTTGATCTTCGAGGTGCATTTGCTGCAGAAGATGAAGTTGGTACTACATTTGATATGCTGAAAGAAGTAATTGAAACACTTAAAGACGAATTTGATGGGACGAGCCAAGAAAAGTAAAACGTATTTTACAAAGATAACAGATTTAGCAATTTCTGCATATAATAAAAGCGAAGATATTGCTAAAAGAGAAAAAATTTACAGACGATTTATATATCCGGCGTTTATGAAACTTACAGAAAATATCATAAACAAAGTAAAACCAGATTACATTGATTCAACGTTTTTAGATTTACAAACCGATTTAGTTACATACCTTACCGCACGATTAGATAAATTTAATCCGGCAGCAGGCAAAGCATATTCATATTATACTAGAACATCATTTAATTATTTAATTGCAGAAAATCAAAAAGCATATAGCAAATTAAAAAATGATGCATTAGAATTAGATATTGATGAACAGCGAAATGTAATTACTGAAATGCATAATGAAGAAATGCAAGAAACATTGCAGGAATTCATGGATGCTTATATCAATCATTGTTATGAAAATTTAAACTACATTTTTTCTAATTCAATTGATATACATGTAGCAGATTCAGTATTACATATATTTGAAACTAGAGAAAATATTGAAAATTTCAATAAGAAAGCATTATACATCTACATACGAGAACGAACCGGATTGGAAACAACTAATATTACGCGTGTTATTAAAACGTTGAAAACAATCTATGAAGATAAATTTCGAGAATACGAACAAACAGATTTCATAAAATTGCCTTTTTGATATTTATTTTAAAGGGTTTTAGATATGGACAAGAATGATGAATTATTCAAAGGTACTACTTTTGCCGATTTAATGTCCGATGTATATCACAATTCAAAGAAGAAAGATAGACAAATAAATCAATTGATTGCACAGTTGCAACCATTAATAAAAAATGCATCAGATGCTACAATCATTGTTCCGTTAATTAAAGAATACCTAGATGTTGCAGTTAAAAATGATGATCATTTAGTTAAACTAACTGCAATCGTTCAACGTTATATTTCAACCAAACAAACAATATCAGGTGCAGATGGATTATTAAGTGATGAAGAAAAACAACAGTTATTACGTGTTGCTGAACAAACATTATCATCTGAATTATCTGATGAATTAGATAACATCGAACAAGAAACGGCTGCATTAAAACAAACCATTGATGCAACAAAAAATAAAATTCAAGGTACTACATGAAGTCTAACGAACGTAAATTAGAATGGGATGTAGGCGAAGTAATTGATTATGATTATACCTATAGATATGAAGCCCCGGATAAATCATCTGTAGGAAATACGAATTCATTGTTTGCTATTAAAATTAGAACGTGTGGCGATTATTTTAATACTCGTATAATACTAGCAAAACCAGGTAATATTTCTAACAAACAAATTCCATTAATTGGTGAATTTGTATTAGTATATAAAACATTCAATGAATTAACTACAACCACACAATGGCGAGAGACTTGGTATTATTTAACTACGATATCAGTTCAATCATCTATCAATGAAAACATGTTGCCAGGAATATCGTCAAATAGTTCTCAACAAGAAATTCAAAATATTAAACCCGGCAAAACGTTTGAACAACGCGTAATATCCCCATTACAACCATATGAGGGTGATACGTTGCTAGAAGGCCGTTGGAGTAATAGTATTCGATTGGGTAGTAGCATTGCATCATCACCTGCAGGACATTATTATAAATCAGCTCCGTGGTCAAGCAATAAATCGGGAGATCCAATTATTGTTTTATCTAATGGACGAAAAAATTTAACTAAAAAAGAATTTGTAGTAGAAGATGTAGAACAAGATGCATCATCATTATATTTAACTAGTACCCAACAGTTAAATAATTTAAAAATTACAAAACCATTAACAATACACAATTCATTTGATGGTTCGCAATTTATAGGTATTGCAGATCGAATCATACTTCGAGCTAAACGCGACATAGCTGTTATCGATTCCGAATTGGGCATCGTATTAAATACGCCAAATAACATCTATATAGGTGGTGAAAAAGCAAGTCAACCATTGGTTCATGGAGATGTATTGTTAGATGTATTAGGAAAAATATTAGATCATCTACAATTTGTTCCTATACAATGTGGTGAATTAACTGGAGGATTTTTATCACAAACTCAGTTAAGCTCTGCCCGTAAAAAATTAGATGATTTAGTAAGTTCAAAATATCGAATGGAATTTAATCCTAGAAAATAAAAGTAAAACATGGCAATAGTACCACCATTAGATGAAATACCTAAATTAGCTGGCAAATTAACTAATCTACTAGTTCAATTGGGGTTAAAAGAAGCGGATAAATTGATTGATCAATCCTTAAAAGTAGTACAAGATTCAATTCAAATTCCAGTAAAATGTAAGTGTGATGATCCTAGAATCAAAAAACTTAAACGCGATTTAGAATCTATTCAACAACAAATTGCACGAGTGCAACAAACGTTACCAAAAGTACAACAAGTAGTTAATACAACAAAAACTGTAATCAATGTTGCTCAAAGCATAAAGACTGCAATTACAGCTGCACAATTGTCGAATCCAGTAACAGCTCCATTGTTTATTGCGCAACAATTACAAGCTATTCAGGATGCAACTATTGCTAATGCATTAACATGTATTGAGCAATTGGCAACATATCCGCCAACATTAATTAATAAATTGCCACCGGTAGTAATGCCGCCAATTCAAGAAGCATTGCAAAAATTAAGTAGTGCATGTAATGGCGATGTTCCTGTTATTACAATGCCTTCAATTGATGATGGCCCAGTCGACATAAATACATATAATGATCTATTTCCATCAGACTTTTATCGAGACATCAACGTATCGGAACAAGATTTACTTGATAGGGCTACTACAATTCAAACGTTAATTACACGTCAATTGGATGTATTGTCTAATTTACGAGAAGCTCCGAGCACAGTATTTCAACAAACCGGAAGACCGACGTCAGATATTGGTAAATTGGGTGATTATTATATTGACACAGAAAATTTAATATTTTACGGACCGAAACTATCAGATACTGAATGGCCAATGGGCATAAATTATTAAACCTAATATTTATATAAAAGTATTCATATGGATTCAAAAACATTAATAAAAGCACTTAAAATCGCTGTACGCGAAGTTATAAAAGAAGAATTAACTGACATTCTTCGTGAAGGATTACAATCTACGATTACAGAAATGACACAGCCAAAAAAACAAGTTAAAGTAGATCCAAACAAAGTAATTCATGTTGAACCAAAGATGGTTAATGAATCAGGAAGAAAACCAAAAGTTCAATTCACTGATAATAAATGGGCATCTATTTTAAATGAAACTGATTCGTTATCGGAACCACAACCAATAGCAATGAATAGCTTTAAAGATATGATGAACGAAGGTATGGAAGAAATTAGAATGACATCTAGAGATGCTGTTAATTTTGGTGCAATGCGACAAAACATGAAAGAAGCTATTGGTATAGCACCAGCTGCTCCAAAAATAATGGAAGACCCAGAAACGGGTAAAGTATTCGATGTACCTCAAGAAGTTCAACAAGCAATGACGCGAGATTATTCTGCATTGATGAAAGCAATTAATAAAAAGAAAGGAATGTAACGTGCCATATTTAGTAGTTAATCCCGCAAACGTCAATGAGAATACGCCATATGGTTTGGGCATTTCTACGCAAAATATATTTACTTCTACATATAAAACTTTAGATCAAACAATTAGCGACTTTAAATTTTTATTACTAACAATGCCAGGTGAAATTGTTGGTAATCCTAGTTTTGGAACTAATTTGTTACGTATATTGTTTGAACCAAATAATTCATTCCTTAAACAAGATATCGATGAAGAAATACGTAGTGCAGTAAGTACATATTTTGGAGTTGGATTAATAGAAATTACATCAATTGATGTCACTACACCTGAAGATGATCCGCAACTAACATATGATATTGTAGTAAAAATTCAATTCAATGTTAATGTTGTAGAAGTTGCTGCAGAACTAGTTATATCAGCAACTAATACCGGTACTGTAATTATTCAAAACAATCAAATAGTTGGTGGCAACTAACGTATATTAAGTAGGACAATAAATGGAAAATAATAAAGATGTTTCATATTTAGGAAAAGATTTTGGACAATTTCGGCAAAATTTAATTGATTTTGCTAAACAATACTTTCCTACTACATATACTAACTTCAATGAATCGTCGCCAGGAACATTGTTTATTAATATGGCGTCATATGTAGGCGATGTTCTTTCATATTATACCGATAACAATTTAAAAGAATCAATGTTGCAATATGCGACAGAACGAGGTAATATATATGATATTGCAAAAACATTGGGATATCAACCAAAAAATTCAGTTCCTGCACATGTAATATTAGATGTATATCAATTGGTTCCCGCAATAGGAACAGGCTCTGCTGTACAACCAGATTTTAACTATGCATTGTCAATTAAGCCGGGAATGCGAGTTAAACATGCAACATCGAATTCGGTATTTAGAACTTTAGAATCGGTAGAATTTAGATTTTCATCATCATATGATCCAACTGAAGTAACCATATATGAAAGTAATAATACTACAAAATTACCAACATATTATTTGTTAAAAAAACAAGTTCCTGCCGTTTCGGGAGAAATTAAAACGACCAATTTTACATTTGGTGTTCCTAAACCATATGATAAAGTGGTATTGTCTGATTTAAATGTTATCGAAATAATTTCAATTACTGAATCGGATGGCGATAGCTGGTATGAAGTTCCGTACTTAGCACAAGATACAATATTTGAAGAAGTTCCGAATTTATTGGAAAATGATCCAGACTTTGCTCCATATCGTTCATCGTCTCCTAGTTTATTAAAACTAAAGAAAACTGCAAAACGATTTGTTAGTAGATTGCGCGGAGATAATAAATTAGAAATTCAATTTGGTGCTGGGGTTTCTGATAATAATGATGAGGAGATTATACCAAATCCGAATAATGTTGGAAATGGCTTAACTGCTATTCGAAGAGGTGTTAATGTAGATATTGACCCATCTAACTTTTTATATACACGAACATATGGACAAGCCCCATCTAATACTACACTAACAATTACATATACGGTTGGTAATGGAATTGAAGATAATGTAGATGCAAATACATTGACCAATATTATTGGTATAGATTATGTTGAGGATATTAATTCTACAAACAACATAAACATTGTAAATCTTATAAAATCATCATTAGCTGTAACAAATGTAAATCCGGGTGCTGGTGCAAAAACTGCAGACACGTTAGATGATATTAAAAATAACGCATTAGCTAATTTTGCTACACAGAATCGTTTAGTAACTAGAGAAGATTATATAATTCGAACATATTCAATGCCAGCAAAGTTTGGAAGTGTTGCTAAGGCATATATAGTTCCCGATGATCAAATTTCTCAACAAGATTTAGAAAAAAATAGAATTCCAAATCCATATGCAATGAATATGTATATTTTGGGCTATAATAAAGACAAACAACTTACCGCAGTTAATGAAGTAATCAAACAAAATTTAAAAACGTATTTGGGGCATTATCGAATCTTAACCGATGCAGTAAATCTTAAAGATGCATTTATTATTAATGTTGGTGTTGATTTTGAAATATCGGTATTAACAAATTATAATAGCAATGAAGTATTATTGAAATGTATTAATGATCTTCGAGCATATTTTAATATCGATCGTTGGCAAATAAATCAACCTATTATAAAATCAGATGTTACAAATTTATTAGGAAATGTTAAAGGTGTTCAATCGGTAGTTAATGTTTCATTTAAAAATTTATATGATTCTGATTTAAATTATTCTGGCAATGTATATGATTTAGCATCAGCTACAAAGAATGGAATAATTTATCCATCATTGGATCCTAGTATATTTGAAGTTAAATTTCCTAATCAAGATATACGTGGCCGAGTAGTTAATTATTAAGGATTAAAATGTTTAGAATATTTTATGCATCAAAAGACACAACGTTGTACGAACGGTATGCAAATTATAATACAGGACTAGATGAAATACTAGAAGTAGGAAAACGTTTAGATGCACAAGGCGATACGTTATTAAAATCTAGAAGTATTGTCAAATTTGATATGACTGAAATTTCAGCATCATTATCAAAATATTCTAAAACGGTTAATGATTGTAAATTCATATTAAATCTATATACATCTCATGCAAAAAATTTGCCATCAGATTATATTATTAATGCAAAAATGTTGGGTCAAGATTGGGTTAATGGTACAGGATATTTAGCTGCACTAAATATTGATGGTGCAACGTGGTCTGGATCAGCATCTGGATCTACATGGATATCGGGTAGTCAATACGTTAATGTAAATTCTAGTAGTTTGTATATTTCTGGATCGGGAGCAGGAGGAAATTATTTGTATTATTCTGGCTCAGGAAATACACTATCATTAATTGCATCTGAATCATTTTCTTATCGTACAAGTGATTTAAATCTTGATGTAACCGATGCAGTTAAAATTTGGTTAAGCGGTAGTAATGGAATATCAATTCCTAATTACGGATTTTTGCTTCAATTTTCAGATGCAGATGAAGCAAATAATAATGTTGCTGGATATGTAAGATTTTTTAGTAGAGAAACTCATACGATTTACGTGCCTAAACTAACAATGTATTTTAATAATACTACGTTTACAACTGGATCATTAACATCTATTAATTTAGACTCATATGAGATATATACAAAGATTAAACCAACTTATAAAGATACGGAAATTTCAAAAATACGAATTTACGCACGAGATAAATATCCGCAAAAATCTGCAACAAATTTATTTCCAATTCAAACCGTAAAATTTCTGCCAACATCATCATATTATTCAGTTTCTGATGCAGCTACAGATGAAGTCATAATTCCTTACGATGATATTTATACTAAAGTAAGTTGTGATAGTACTAGTAATTTTATTTACATGGATATGAACGGTTTAATGCCGGAGCGTTATTATCGAATAAATTTAAAATTAGTAGACGGATTTACAGAACAATATATAGATGATCAAATATATTTCAAAGTGATTAGATAATGAATATACCTAAGTTAAATACATCTGCGTTATCAAAATTAGATGCATTTGCGGCTAAACGTCAAACGGAATATCAACGTGATGGTTTAACTCGTATATCAAATAATCAATCAGTTGTGCCACGTGATGCAAATGGAAATATTTCATTAGAAGAAAACGTTACAACAAATCCGTTATTAATTATCGAACCAATGACTACTAAAATAACAACAAAATCAATGTTACGAGTTTTAGATACGCAGTTTAATTACTATAGTTTCCCTGTCAGTATTGAATTTGATGATGCGTCAATTGATTTAGATTTAAATGTAGATTTGCAATTACCAGATCCAGTGTTTGCAAGATATCGTCCAAGCGAAAACAGACCAATTTTAGCAACCCCAGATTATTCTGGTATTTTGATGGATGAGGTACAAGAGGGTCTATCGCAACAATCAACAAATACATATACTATATCAAAAGATATTAAAAATTCCGGGGTTGATCTTCGATTTAGAATCAAGTTGCAACATCGCTATGATGAGCCAGGCGGCTTTTTAAATGTAACACCATATGGCACTGCCTTTTTTTCTATAATTAAAACGAGCGAACAAGGCTTAGATAGAGATTATCGTACATTTGAAAATACATCGGAATTTAGGCCAAACATTCCAGGATCTATAAATCAATATGAAGTTCAAAATTTAGAAGTTGACATTGTTATTCCTAATTCAGAATTTGAAATTGGAGATAGATTTGGCATCGGAGCAAAAGCTGGACAAAATAATGCAACAGAATTTCACACAATAAATGCATTGCAATCATATTGGGTGATAACAGATGCAAGTAAAAATGTAGATCTTTGGAATCAGGAGATAAATGCTTAATCAGTATAAAAATATCGATCAAATAAAATCAGCAACGCAATCCGTTTCTGGTGAACGTATTGCTCGAACTAAATCTGAATTTGCATCATATGATCTTGTAGAGCCAGTATATCTAAATACGGATATTATTAATGTGTCCAATGATAATCGAATTGAGTTTCATGTATATTCTAATGATACTTGGTTAACGGGAAATCATAAAATTCAATTTCAAACAAAAATACCTGAATTTAAAGACAAAGCTACTAATGCAATAATACCAATTAATACTGCAATTGGTATTGATTTATATTCTGAGTTTGAAAAATTAAAATTAACGGCAGGCAATTTCCGTATTGCATTTAATTTCTTTAAAAATTTAATTGGTAGTTATGAGCGACAACATCTACGAATAGATGAAATATCTCCAGATCGTACCGAGATACGGCTTCGTGCAATCGATGATACCGACCCAGAATTTTTACAGCAAATTACCAATTATATTCAAACCGTAAATCAAACGGCACAACAGTATTATAAACCATATCTATTAAATTTTAGTAGAAATAACTGTGTATTGTTTGTTAATAGTGTAGTAATTGGAGAATATCTATACGTTAAACTTCAAGAACCATTATCGCAAGATATTGCAGTAGATTTTAAATGTTGGATAGTAGAAGAACAAAAACCTACATATATTGACCGAGTTGCAATTCAACCTAAAGTTAATAAAAAACAATTTAATTCTTTAGCTGGACCAAATTGGCAAGCATTTTCTCCACAACAAACTTCAGCGGGAACTGATTATAGAACTTGGACAGATATATTGGGTTCATCAGTTCAAACATCACAACAAATTGTAGATGCATATTTTTCTGGAAGCTTATCTGGAGTTAAATTAAATATTGATTATTCAGACTTCAATAACTTTGTTTTTTATAGCTCTGCAACGGAGCGTTTAGAAAATTTCAAATATAAATTACAGTTATTAGAACAATATACTAGTCAAAGTTCAGCAGTAGCATCATTATCTGGTAGCGTTGCTACTACTAATTCACAAGAATTTTTTGATTTAAAAACTTCGTTAATTAGTGGTTTTGATGATTTTGAAAAATTTCTATATTATGAATCATCATCAAAATTAACTACGCATACATTGCCATTAGAAGTTGTTAATGTTAGTAGATTAACCGGCAGTTATGTTGCACCAGTACCAAAATTAAATGCAACAAGGCCATATGTGTTAGCTTCAACTACTAGTAGCATGTTTAATAATTGGTATAACGGATTATATAATTCGGCTTCATTTTATGATGTTGAAAACATAAATTCTTTATATTATACTATACCAGAATTTATACGAAATGATTCGGCAAATGTTGATTTGATTACATTTACCCATATGTTAGGTCAACATTTTGATATATTACATACATATATCCGTAATATATCATTAGTTAATAAACGAGAAGAAAATCCTAAATTGGGTATGCCTAACGAATTATTATATTCAGTTGCAAAACAATTTGGATGGAATTTAACTAATGGAAATCAATCACAAGAATTATGGCAATATGTTTTAGGAACATCTGAAGCTGGAATTCCGTTAACTGGATCAAATACGGTTGGCGATCCATCTGTTTCTGGCCAGAATATGACATACGCTATATGGCGTAGGATTGTTAATAATCTTCCATTTTTATTAAAATCTAAAGGAACTAAACGTAGTATTCAAGCATTATTAGCTTGTTATGGAATTCCTCAGTCTTTAATTAGTATTAATGAATATGGTGGTCCTAGAATTGATAGAGCTCCAGTATATGAAAAATATAATTTTGATTATGCTCTAGATGTTAGTGGTAGTGCTGCAGGAACGGTAACAGTTAATTATTCGCAATCAATTAACGCGGTTGAACTTCGTTTTAGACCAGATAATATAGTCACTAATCCTTTGATACCAACAACTATGAACCTGTTTAATATAGGCGCTAATGCGGTAACAATGGAGTTTAATAGCGGCAATAAAGGTGTAATGAAAATTAACGGAACTAGTTCCGGACTAATTGAATTATACAATGATGAATGGTTGATGACTGTGTTAAAAACAAATGGTACTAATCTAGATTTAATCACTAAAAAATCTAAGTATGGTAAAATTGTTGCAGCAGTTTCTGCTTCAGCTACAGCATCATTTGCTGGGTCTGGAACATTAACTTTAGGCGGAACATCGTCTGGTGCTAGTAGATTTGTTGGACAATTGCAAGAATTGAGACTGTGGTCATCTTCATTGAATATAATGGCATTTGATAATCATGTTAAAGCACCGGGAGCATATAATGCTAATACCGATGCATATGAAGAACTAGTTTTTAGATTACCGTTAACGCAAAAAATAAATCATTCTTTAACTAGTAGTTTATCTGGTATACAGCCGAAAGCATCTACTATTTCTGCCTCATTTGCAAGTTGGACTGTAAATACACCATATGATTCATATGAAGAAACATATTACTATGATGCTCCGTCTTTAGGTGCGGGAACATATGATGATAATAAAATACGTATTGAATCTAATCAATTGATCGGTTCTTTAGATGTTAAAACGAGAGCGGAACGAAGTCAATATGATAATGCACCATTAGATAGCAAAAAATTAGGAGTATATTTTTCTCCACAAACAATGGTTGATGAAGATATCATTGCACAATATGGATTTGTTGAATTAGATCAATATATTGGCGATCCGGGAGAAACTGATTCTAAGGCATACCCAAAGTTAATTCAAGCAGCTCAAAGCTATTGGAAAAAATATCAAAATAGAAATGATATTAATGCATACATTTCTATGTTTACGTTGTTTGATTTATCATTCTTTCGACAGCTTGAACAACTATTGCCAGCTCGTGTTGATAAAATAACGGGTATATTAATACAACCAAATCTATTTGAACGAAGTAAAGATACAATTCTTCCTAAAATTCAAAGACTCGATCAATCATATAATTCAATAATAATTGATAATGTTCCAACAGCATCAGGAGATTATATACAGTATGTTGGTGAAACTAATGCAAATATTGTTTCATTATCTGCAATCGATGATGATCAATATCAAATGTATTTAACTGCATCTACTTCAGAAAAATATGATGGAATGTTATATTCAAATCAATACTTAATTCGATCTGCAAGTGTATATATAACTGCATCGACACCATATTGGTTAAGTGATGCAATTCAACCTGTTTATATAACTAGTAGATATTCTGAATTTAAATTAACCAATGCAACGCCTATAACATCATCTGGTATTATTGGTGCATATGGTATTGGTATATATGGTACTAGCGTTTATGGATTAAATGTACCAAAACGATTTACTGGAAGTTTAGTTGAATTTCAAGATTATTTACCAACGGGTATAAATAATCAGCGATATTCTGGTGCTAAACTTACTTCGCCTGCATTTAATATAAACTCAACTCAAACAGTCGACGGAGGCCCTGCAGTAGAATGGCGCGAATCAAATCCAAATCAATTGATATATCAAAATAATGGACAACAAGGTAGTTTTGTTTTAGTATAGAAATTTATAGATTGTATATTTATATTAAATAAGGTAAAAACATATGGGATATTTAGATAATTCTAGCGTTACAGTCGACGCAATTTTAACATTAAAAGGTCGAGAACTTTTAGCTAAAGGCGGAAATTCTTTCAATATTACACAATTTGCAGTAGGAGATGATGAAATCGATTATTCATTATGGAATCCAGATCATCCTCTCGGAACGGCATATTATGGTACTATTATAGAAAATATGCCTATTGTTGAAGCAGTTCCTGATGAAACTCAGGCTCTTAAATATAAATTAATTACGTTGCCTAAACAAACAACAAATATTCCAATTGTTACTGTAGGAAATACTTCTATTACATTGGCTGCACCTGGCGATTCAACAATTATTGCACCAAATACTAGTAACTTTAAAGGAGGTAATGCAACGTTGGGTTATACGGCAATATTGTCAGATTCTACCGTGGCTGATATTCAAGTAACTAGAGCATTACAAAATTCAGTACTTCCAACTACTCCTCGTTTTATTGGAGATAATGAAGATGCACAAAGTGTAGCAGTTGCTGGATTTGAATTCCGCATTGTTGCTAAAACGCAATTAATTGAAGATAAAACTGCAACTATTACAGTAATTGCAAATGAAACAGGCGGTAGTGTTACTATTAATTTAACAGTTAAACAAGCAACTACTGCAACATTATAAAATGGAAAATATTATGAAAATGAATGAATTCATTGCACAATTAAAACAACAACCTAGAATTGGCGGAGTGCCGCGAGGATTGGAGAATCTAAGAGCACAACAAGCGATCCAGCAATTACAAAATGAAAATCAAGCATTAACAACTGCTAATAATGGAGTAAATGAACAAGTACGATTATTAGCACAACAACTTGCAAATCAAATTGTAGCTGAACAGAATCAAGCACAAATATTGGCTCGCAATGGTAGAACATATACTAAATTTGATGCAGTTAATGATATTGTTGCAAATCAAACAGAAGTTGTTACTGCCGGATTGTGGAGTGATAATTTAGCAAGTTTAACTACTTATTATACTGCCTCAGGACAAACTACATCACAACGTAGATATTATGTAGATGTTTATCAAGATACACCTAGCGCCGATGGCGCAGCTGTGCAATTTGCTTTAGCATTTGGTCATGCTTTAGGTAGTGGTTCTGATTCACAAGGACAACTTAATGATTCTCCAAGTAAAGCAGTTTATTCGCAATATCGACAATTATTATTAGCCCCAACTGATACAAGATTTACAACTGCAGGATCTGGTAGTACGGATTATGTTTATGTTTTAAATTTTAAACGTAACAGAATGAAAGAACGTTTAGATCCAGGAAATTGGGAAATTCCATTAAAACCGATTGCATCCAGAGCAACAAATGCAACGGGTTCTGTTGTGACAGGCTCAGGTGCAATCATACAATTGATTGATGATTCATCTATTTCATCTGCAACAGTTGGACAATCAGGAAAAGTTTATAATATTGTTTCCGGTTCTATTAACTCAGGCGTTTATAATTCTACCGCACCAGTATATTACGGATTAGCATATCCGGATTATGGTACTTTAATTTTAGACGGCAAAATGCTTGATCAAAAATTAGGATTTGCAACAAATGTTTCATCTAGTTCTGAAGGTAATAATCATTTTGTACTTTTCCATTCTATTTCTGGATCTGCTGCGTTTACTGATCCAGCTACATCTGATCCGTACGGATTCTTAGCTCGTAATTCTGAAAAAGTTACAAGTACGCATTATTTTGTAAGAATTAAAAATGCTGAATATAATTTTTCTAATAATCCATCATATGTAAGTGGAAGTGTTGGTCAAATAGCACAATCAACATTTATTGGTGATCCTAAAACATATATTACTACGGTAGGATTATACAATGATAATCAAGAATTGTTAGCAGTAGCAAAACTTTCAAAACCATTATTAAAATCATTTCAACGAGAAGCTCTTATACGAGTTAAGTTAGATTTCTAATAAATCAACACTGATTTAAGCCCTGTTATATTTATATTAAATGTAGCAGGGTTTTTACTATAATGACACAAATAAAAACAGATATACAAGAAGATTCATATGTTGGTGTTTATCCAACAGTTTTTAAAAAGATTGATTCTTCTGATGTAACGGTTAATGCGTTTCAGTCGTATAAAAAATGGACTATCTATTCCGGAAGTATTACTTCTAGCGTCTTACCTTTGCAAGGTATTTATTCTGACATAAATGTATTGCCGGCTTTAGAGACTGAATTAGTATATAATGATGCTGCAAATATTGATGGTAGTCTGCAAAGTGTTACATATTTTTCTATAAATCATTTATTTTATAAAAACAAATCAGAACCGTTTAAAACATATGGGCCGACTGATTTAACTAAAACAAAAAAATCATTATTTCAAACTGCATCAATTTTTTCTTTTCCGCAAATTAGAATAGGAGAAGGAATTAAACCAGCATCGTTTTCATTTACATCGTCAGTTTCTGGATCATATGCTAGTGATCGATATGGAAATATTTATGATACATCATATAATTCTGCGTCAATTGTTTCTGATGTGAAATTATATGAAGGATTTAATGAATATTTTGATACTAGTAGAACATCATATATATCAAATAATATAACATATGTACCAGGCATTAAAACAACAACGGGGCAACAACGTTCTTTAGGATTAGCTGCAAAGTTTTCTGGATCTAGTTATATTGACACAACTATATCAGGTTTATATGATCGAAATCATGATTATGCAGTTTCATTTTTTATTAGCGGTGGAAATACTACAACTAGTAATCAATTGGTTATAACAAAAGCTGATACAAACATATCGCCAACATATCCGTTTAGAATTGAATTAAGTGGTAGTAATCAATTAATATTTAGTTCTGCAGGTAGTAATTCATTTAAAACAATTATTACATCATCTGCACAAGTTTCATCTTCATGGAATCATGTAGTTTGTCAAAAATCTGGTAGTTTAATGCAGATGTATATTAACGGAACATTGCATTCATCTGCAACATCACCATTATTTGTAATTGCTACGTCTCCGTTTTCTGCATCAGCTCGTATTGATAATTTAGATACATTAAAAGTAGGCGGTTTTAGCACCAATAGTTCAAATCTACAAGGATATTTAGATGAAATTAGAATCTTTAATAAGTCATTATCCGCATCGCAGATAAGTGCGTTATCCGATCGAACAGAAGGTGGAACTGCATTACAAACGCAATATGTAGGTAATGTTTTTTCTAAACAAGGTCTTATTGTTTTTTCTTCTGCAGATTATCGAGTTAATGATATGATAAAAACCCCGTTTACAGCATCATATAGAAGTTCAGTAACAATTCATGAATTGTCGGTAATTGCTAGATTAGATGCCGGAGATTTCAATATGTCTACTAATGTAACATTAACTGCTGATGATGATGCAACATATAGATCTTTTGTTTCCGGTAGCACGTTTAATCCATACGTGACATCAATAGGTTTATATAATGATGCAGGAGAATTATTAGCTATTGGTAAATTGGCACAACCAATACGTAAACGCACAGATGTAGATATGAATTTTTTAATTCGTTTAGATTTAGATAAAAACATAACAGTTAAAGGATAATAATGATACGACTTAAAAAATTATTAAATGAAATTGTTGATGTTGATTTAAAACGAATTTTACAAAAAATACAAAATAAACAATTTAAATTATTCGGTCAAGGCGATAACGGCCGAGTTTATGAAATTGATGATGAAGATAAATTATTTAAAATTACAACTGAATCTGAAGAATATCGAGTTGCAGAAGTAATTGTTGATCGATATTCACAATATACAACTTTTATACCGGTATATTACGTAGACGGACGTAATATGTATATTATGGCAAAAGCTGATAACTTATCAAATACTCAAAAACAATCAATTGAACAATTTATTTCATCTTATAAAATATACGCACGAGATAATGGAGGAGAAGTTTCTATTTTTGAATATTTAGATGCTGACGGTGGTCGTAATACTGATATTGAACTAGTAAATTTTTTACGGGCGTTGCAACGAGATGTACAAAAAATAGACATTGAAGATTTAGATTTAGATTTAGATTTTAAGTCAGATAATATCATGTTATGGAACGGTAAAATGGTAATGATTGATTGGTGATGTATATTTATTAAAGAAAGTATTATGAATCGAATAGAACAATATATACGGTCAGTTTTAGTGCAAAAACGATTGTTAGAACAGCATCTAATTGAAGATGATAAACCAAAAAAATATGAAAACGATCCAGAGTATGATCCGTCAACTGGATATATCTATAAAATTCCTAAAACAACATATGGTAAAGGTGATTTAGAAAGATTACGTGTTCATTTTGTTGATAAAGCTGCTCAAGAAAATGGAGCAGTCCGCGGATTTTTAGTTGTTGCAATTCACAAAGATAAAACTAAAAAACCAACATATGATCAAATGATATCTGCAATTGCTGATAGAATGGCAATGGATTCTGCTTTATCTGATTATTATGGATATAGTTATCGAATTGTTGTTAGTATACCAAAAGGCACCGATCGTAGAAAAGTTTTTGCAGTTTGGATTGTAGATGTATCTTATGCATCTCCATTAGGTAATTTGTTAGATATATTGCAATCATATTTAGCTAAAAATGTTAATCGCAATCTTAGTTTTACCATGAAAGGGATTCAAAAACTTTTGCGAGATGAAACTGATGAATCGAGTTTAGTGATGACACAACCAGTTGCAATTCAATGGACAACATCATTAAATAATGTTATGAAAACTATTCAAGAATCAGCACCCGATTGGTGGAAACAAAATTTTCCAAATACTAGAAAAACTCAGTCGATATTGGGAGCTGTCCCGGATTTTAAATATATGAATCGAATTGATGTAGAAAAATTTCAATCTAAGCAAGGAGATGCGGTACAACTTGGACAATTAAAACTGACACCCGAAATTTTATCTCGAGATTATGGAATACGATCTTCATTTGAAGGAACAGGCATTATTGAAGCAGATCCAATTTCTGGAAAATATTCACTTATACCGGTAAATGGAAACGGTACTTTTAGATTCCCTAAAGATTGTACAACTAATTGTCGCCGGGGCTCATTTCGAGGAGAATTTAAATCTGGTGCATATTATAATGGTACATTAACTTGGGACTTATCTGAATCAGATAAAAAATGGGATATAACAAAATTTATCGGCAAAGTAAAGTCAGAAGTATATGAAGATTATAATGAAAAGTCTGAACGAATAGAAACTAGTTTTAGTTGGGAATTAAACGAAGGCGATGCATATTATTACAAGGATGTTAATGATGCTTATGGTTTTAAATTTTCAGGAACGTTCGAAGGAAAAGTTAAACCTAGAAATGGCGTTTATTATGAAAGAAAAGATGTAAATTCTGAATATATTGCAATAGGCGAAACGAAAAATGGAAAGTATAATGAATATGCAAAACCTGTTACATATCCATATACGGCACCTAACGGTCTTAAAGTTTATACACAATCCGAAGAAGATAAATTTGTTTATACATATGCGTCAAATGAAAAAAAATGGTATGTTGCGTTAAAATCTGATCATGCAAAACAAGTAAATAAAACCATGACAGATAAAGAGTTTATATCTAAACTGACAACTATTGAAGACCCTGCTGATGTCGATAAATTTATTAAATTATTTAATCCTGATATAAATACATCTAACAAACAATTTGTTACAATTAAATCAAATGTTACAAAATTTAAAGTTTATAAATTTGAATCAAATAAATGGCAAAGCCTCGGGACAGTTGAAGTTACCGGTGATAGGAAATTAGAAAAATTAAGTACTAAAGATACATATACTCAAGTAGATATTCCTAACGTCACAAGCGCTACTCAACAAACTTGGGTTGAAACATCTATTTTAGAATAAGTTATGAGACGAAATCATTTTCATAGTTCGGGCAATTCAAAACGAGCTAATGCACTTAAACATGGTTATAAATCGGGGCTAGAACTTACAGTTTCTGATCAGATCAAACAAACAGAATATGAACTTCGCTATGAAACAGAAACGTTAAATTACATAGTTCCAGAACGTAAAGCAAAATATACTCCTGATTTTATATTTACAAAACGCAACGGTGGTACCATGTATATTGAAACAAAAGGACGTTGGACTACTGCAGATCGTACTAAAATGAAACACGTATTACAATCAAATCCTGGAATTGATATTCGAATGATATTTCAGAATCCTAATCAAAAATTATCAAAAACATCACCAACTACATACGAAGCATTTGCTCGTAAATTAGGTATTCAACATGTTGCAAAAAAAGATATACCTGCAGAATGGTTTGATGAATGTGTAAAATTGGGCGAAGTACCAATAGATCCGAAACGTTTTTTTAAGTAAGGTTTGTTTTGTGAATTATTTTTAATATATTCATGAAGATTAATGAAATTTATTTAATTAATAGATTGAAGAATTTATTGATTCAATCGTTAAGCCAGAAATGAAATGTATGTGCTTAACATATATTATAATATTAATTATTAATTGGATTCTTTACAGTTTTTTATTATATTATAATTGTGAAGAATCTTAAACTGTTACAATTATTAGAATCCGTTTTAGGTAAAGGAAAATCTACTTCTGGTAACAACATTGCATTCTTTTCTCCATTTACTTCACATTACAAACCAAAATTAGAAATTGATATCAATACTAATCATGCGGGAGAAAATCCATGGCATTGTTGGATATCTGATAAAAAAGGTAGAACTATTTCTAGTTTATTCAAACAAATGGGCTTATCAAAAGAATGGTTTGAACAGCTTTCGAAGATAATTGAATCTGCTAGATATCGAAATACTACAGAAACAAAAGCAACAGCAACGTTAGCTTTACCAGAACATTATGTTCCATTATGGAATAAAAAAAATACACCTGATTATCGCAATGCAATTCATTATTTGCAACAACGAGGCGTTGGAATGTTGGATATTTTAAAGTATCGAATTGGATATTGCGAACAAGGAGAATACTCCGGCAAAATAATTATTCCTAGCTATGATGATGCGGGACAACTAAATTATTTTGTATCTCGAGCATTTTATCGAGCAGACAAACAAAAACATAAAAATCCTAAAATATCAAAAGACATAATTGGATTTGATTTAACTATAAATTGGTCACAACCAATTGTTTTATGTGAAGGTGCATTTGATGCAATTGCAGTTAAACGCAATGCAATACCACTATTCGGAAAAATTATTCAGCCAGCTTTACAAAAGAAAATCATTGAAAAGCGAGTTAGAGATATCTATATTTGTTTAGATGCCGATGCATTAAAAAATGCAGTACAGATTGCAGAACGGTTTATGGCAGAAGGATTAAATGTTTATTTTATTAAACTACAAGATGCAGATGCATCAGAATTAGGTTTTGATCGTATTACAGAAATTATTAACGATACTGATATATTAACTTTTGAGCGCATCATGGCACTCAAAATGGACATGTTATGGGCATAAAAAAAATTGAAACAGGAATTGATCGAATCGATAAGATTTATCATATTTCAGACGTACATATTCGAACATTGAAACGACATCGAGAATATCGAGAAGTATTTCAAAACATGTTTAAATATATCAATCAAACTAAAACGGAACGAAGCATTGCAGTAGTTACTGGTGATATTGTGCATAGCAAATTAGATATGTCACCAGAACTAGTACAGATGCTAGTTGATTTTTTTAACGGATTTGAATTACCTACAATTGTTATTTTAGGTAATCATGATATGAACTTAAATAATATGCATCGCATCGATGCAGTTAGTCCCGTTTTAGATGTAATTCAAAACAAACATATTCATTTCATTAAAGATAATGGATTATTTGAGTTAGGTGGAGTTACTTGGAATCATATGGCAGTTGATAAAACACCTGCAGATTACATACGTGCAAAAGATTTCGCTGCAGCATATAAAATTGCATTACATCATGGTGCAGTAAATACTGCTAAAACGGATATTGGTTATCAAATATCAAATGAACATGTAGGCGTTGATTTGTTTGAAGGACACGACATTACCTTGCTAGGAGATATTCATAAACCGGCACAGTTTTTAGATGATGCACGCACTGTTGCATATCCTGGTTCACTTATTCAACAAAATCACGGTGAAGCATTAGACCATGGTATATTAGTTTGGGATATAGAACGCAGAACTGCAGATTTTGTGCAAATTGAAAATGATTATGGATACGTAACTATAGAAACTCAAGGTTCTGCAATTATATCTTCGCCACACCGTATGCCTAATCGTCCGCGCATTCGCATTAAGTTTAACGAAACGAGTGCTGCAGATATGAAACGATTGATTGCAACAATTCGTAAAAAATATCAAGTAGAAGATATTACAATTCAACGAACTATAGGTTCGGCTTCTACTAATACATCTTCTAGTTTAGCAATAGGAAATGTACGAGATGTTGAATATCAAAATGTATTACTAACGGAATATATTGATACAAATTTTCCACAAGCTACGCCCAATGAAATTGATGCTATTCGACACATCAACCGAACAATAAATTCAAAACTGCCAGCAGTAGAATCAATACGTCATACTACTTGGCATCCTATATCATTTGAATTTGATAACATGTTTTCATATGGCGAAGGCAATGTTTTAAATTTTGAAAATCTTTCCGATGTTTGTGGATTATTTGCAGCAAATACTTCTGGTAAATCAAGCTTGCTTGATGCAATTACGTATACTATATTCGATAAATGTAGCAAAACAAGCAAAGCAAATGAAGTATTGAATAATAAAAAAGATTGGTTTCGGGGGGTATTTCGTTTTGAAATGAATGGCATAATTTATACTATTGAACGTAAAGGCACCCAAAATAAAAAGAAAGAAACGCACGTTAAAGTTGATGTAGATTTTTATACTGATTCAGAAAATTTGAACGGAGAAGAACGTAGTGAAACAAATAAAAACATTCGTCGTTATTTAGGCACATATGATGATTTTATTTTAACTGCATTTTCTTTGCAAGCAGATAACAATAACTTCATAGAAAAATCACAAAAAGAACGCAAAGACTTGTTGTCACAGTTTTTAGATATTACGGTATTCGAACAACTTTATCAACTTGCCGCTGATGAAATTAAAGAAACTGCCGGACGATTAAAAGATTATAAGAAAACGGATTTTGCTGAAATTATTGTGCAAGCAGATGCAGTTATAACAGACAATCAAGATACTATTATATCATTAGAACAACTTGAAGATCAACATCAAGAACAACGAAATGCATTACAAGAACAAATATTGCAATTAATTGAAACCAAATTACCAACAACATATGATGGTCCTAACATCAAAGAATTGCAATTGCAAGAACAAACGTTAGTTAGTAAAATTGAATCAATTCAAACAGAAATAGAATCTGCAGAACAAGAACTAGAAACATTAACAGAAACAATTGAATCATTAGATTTAGAATTATTAGCAATTAATGTAGATGCAATTAAAACGCAGATTGAACAATATCAAAAATTAGAATCTAATATAAACAAACAATCACACAAGTTTAGACAACAACAGGAACAAGTAAATGCAAAACAAGAAAAAATTAAACATCTCGAATCTCATGAATATGATCCAAACTGCAAATACTGTACATCTAACGTTTTCGTGCAAAATGCAATCGAAGCTCAAAATACAATTGATTCGGATAGAGCGATATTAGAAGAATTGCAACAACATATTGAATCTGCAACGATCGAATTAAATAAACTACAACCTGTATTTGAAACTGCAGACCAATATAGCAAATTAAAATCCAATGTTGCAACTAAAAAAATTACATTAGAACGAAACGAACTACAATTACAAATTTTAGAAAGTGATTTACAAACACGAGAATCTGAATTAGAAACTACAATTGAACGACAAGAATCATTTCGTAAAAATGAAACTGCAATTGTTCACAACCAATCTATAGATTCATCGATTGAAGAATGTAAGTCAAAAATTACATCATGTTCTCAGCAAATTAAAATAATTCAAGATCAAATTAAATCATTGTTTGGTGCTATTGAAGTTGCACGTACAAATAAAAGTACGGCTATGGAACAATTGGAACGATATCAACAGTTAGAAATTGAATATAAAGCATATGAATATTATTTAGAATCAGTTAAGCGAAATGGAATACCATATGAATTAGTAGCAAAAGCTATTCCAAAAATTGAATCTGAAATCAACAATGTACTCAATCAAATTGTTGAATTTAATATGGTGTTAAATACAGATGGCAAAAATATTAACGGTTATATTATATATGATGAAGATAATTATTGGCCGTTAGAATTAACATCGGGTATGGAACGTTTTATATCATCATTGGCAATTCGCATTGCACTTATCAATGTTTCAGCATTACCTCGTCCTAATTTTATTGCAATCGATGAAGGTTGGGGGTCATTAGATGCTGAACATATTTCTTCAGTAGTAAACTTATTTGATTATTTTAGAACTAAATTTGATTTTTCAATCATCATATCACACGTTGATTCGATGCGAGATATGGTTGACAATTTAATTGAAGTAAACAAGACAAACGGATTTAGCAAGATTAATCATGCGTAATATTTATAATAAAGATATTACGCACAATGAAACGCAAAGAAGCTATATATAAAGGTTTACAATTTGTTCCTGTATATTTTGAAGATACGTCACTTACGTCACCAGATTATTTTCAAATATCAGAATTTCCTACGCGTTTAACAGCCGGCAAAAATTTATTTAAACTTCGCGGTAATCCGTTTAATTTAAAAGTAGGCGGAGCTTTAGGTATCGAAATATTAGATTATAATGGTAATCCTATTTATCATGAAGTTGTAAATTATATTGACGAAGATAAATCTAGAGTAATTGCAATTTATATTTATGAAAATACCTCTCCAGGCGATTGCACCGTAACACTTTTAGCGGAAGCTGCATTAATCAATCAACAGTCGATACCAACAGAATGGCAAGGAAAACCAAACGTACGATGGTCTAGAACTGTACCAGTTAATCCAAATGTATCAAACATATCTGAAATTATTTTCGAAACAGTACCTGAAGTTACAGTTGAAGAAATAGTAGGAGTACAACTAAATAGGATATATTCTGGTAGTGTGCAGTTCCCAACCTATACTACGGGACAAGTACGTTATTATTCATATAACAATCAACCAGCAATTGAAATTACAAACGGTGTATTTACATCGGATATGGCAAATGGAACTATAACAGTAGCAACGCCGACGACACCTACCCCTACTCCTAATTATGTGGTAGCAACAACACCTTACGTGTCATCAATTAAAAAGATCTTATCTCCTACTACCGCCTTATTAGATACAGAGTATACGGTTTATAGCAGCCAAAGTATATCTGCACACACTTATACAGAATTTGCATATTCTGCATTTTCTTTAGCATATGAAGCAACGCCGACATACATACCAACTGAAAATTCTCAATCATTTGCATACATACAAGTTAAAGGATTAGATCCATCCGCCGGCGATGTTTCTAGAATCAAAGTGTTTACGAATAATAATGGTACTATAGGTTCGTGGGACTTAGTTAATGATGTTGAATTAGAAGAAACAGAAATATTTGTTGCGAACACCGCATCATTATATCCAGATGAATCAATTGGATTATTTACATCGCAAAGTATAATTAGTACGTATTGGTCTGCATCTGCATATTTACAAGGCACGCAAACTATAGCACCGGCATTAATATGGATGACGGCATCATTGAACAATGCAATGAAAATTTCTAGTTCAATTGATTTATCTGCAGATAATTCTATTTTAATTGCAAAAACAAATAATGCTGGTTATTTTATTGAAAATTCGTCATATAAAGTTACAATAGATGCATTAGCAACTAGAACAAATTCTGATCCAGTATTATCAGTATATTTATCGGGCAGTGCATTTTATGCAGATCCAACCGATTATTTCAATCAAGATTTTTCTTTAGGAAAACGAATTGGCGAATTGCGTGCGGTTGGAGATAATCAACGGTTTGATGATATTGTTTTAAATTTTGAATCTAACTATACTGGACATGGAACGTTGTTATTAGTAGTAGAAGCAGGACAATGGCAAGTTTCTGATATACGAACTACAACCGATAATGATGCAGGATATTCTCCTAATTATACTCGCATTAAAACGCCAATTCAAACTACACATAAAATTAACAATCAAATTTCTTTTAAAGTAGAATATTACAATGTTAATGGTGAAAAGAGCAAACAAATATCATATGTTTATAATAAAGATTGGGAAGGTGGTAACCGATACATTGATGGCGATTATTCAATGCTTACTGGATCTTTATATGTTGCTGATTCATTAAATAGTGGTGTTGCAATTAGCGGATATCCAAACGCAGGGTGGCTTCGTTCTTTAGGATATGAAGGATTTACAGCAGGATTTCCGGGATTCTTGATGTGGTCAGGATCAGCATTACCCGGCAGCGCTGGAACAAAAGGTGGCGGAGCATATAGCGGTGTTGGATTAGAACTTTATGCAAATACATCAAGTTATTTTAGATATTCAACCGCCGATTCCGAAATAGATGTTCGAACGGATAAATTCTTTTTTGGTAATCCTGCAACTACATTTGTTAGCGGGGCCAATGGCAATATTGAAATTTCTGCAAGTGGATTTCACTTAACAGCACAAGGCAATGTAACAGCATCTTCATTTATTGCGGTACAAGGAGGTCAAGTATTATTTGATTCGAATAATGAATTTGTTGATGGTTTGAATATTGGACGAGTTGTTTATTTTGATCGATCTGAATTTACATATACTGGAAGTTTATCTACTACGGGAGCACAAACATCTTCAATTTTTGAAACATTTGTATTGCCTGGCGAAACTAGAATGCAAGTCTCATTCATGTATAATTTTACTGCAGCTACTAGTTCCGCTGGAAATCTCGAAGGACAATGGTATATACAATCTGCTAGTATATCAGGAAGTACTGGCACTAGCACTGGATATGATTCCTGGAGCGTGCCGCAAACTTTATTTGCTACAGAACAACTAATCACAACAATAAATTCAACTGGCACATATGAAGGTGGTTCTAGAACTTTTACTACGACGTCAACAACCTTTGAAAATTATCAAGGACGTTACGTACGAATATACATGATTACGAGTAGGGACGCAGCCGGCGGCGCAGGGGATATGTTAGCTATGAAAGGATTTGTATATCGATCAAGCCGCGCGGTTGGAAGTTCTACATTACCTCCGCCTGGTGGTATTGTGTCATAACATATTTATATAAAACGGAACATATGGATAAAATAACAGTTTTATTTCCTGGAGGATTTAAACCATTAACTGGAGCTCATTTAGCATTAGCACAACGCTATGCCGAATCACCACAAGTAGGTCAAGTAATATTACTTATAGGTCCACAATCTAGAGACAGTATTACGCGAGAACAAAGCATCGAAATGTTTAACTTGCTCAATGATAATCCAGATATACGAATTCACCCTACCGAATTTAATTCGCCGATAATGGCAGCGTATGAATATTTGTTTAAATTGCCGTCAGATGCCACCGGCCGTTATGCCATGGCAGCTTCCGCAAAAGGAGATGATTATGTTAGAGCAAAAACATTTGTTCCTAATGTAGACAAATATGCAACAATTGGCGATAAAAAAGGACGTAAAATTCCTATGGGCATCGATGCAACGGAACTAAGTATAGACGTAGATCCAGAAACATATACAGATGGCACGCCTATATCGGCAACCATAGTACGTAAAGCAATAGTAGATCGCAATTATGAAACATTTCGTGCATCATATCCGCAATATAAAGATGCATTAGTAAAAAATGCATGGCAAATTGCAACAGGTTTGCAAGAAGCATTGTTTACCAAAGATTGGTGGATAAAACAATTACAAGAAGAAGTGAATGATGTGTTAGAAGCAGTAATGAATACGTCAGAACGAAATCGACATAATAAAAAAATAGATAAACTTCGTAATTTTTTAGATTCAAATCGACAAGATTCATTTGTTTATGATTTTGATGATTTTCCTAAAACGGTATTAGGTGCAAAAATGTTAACATCGGAAGGTATAACTAGAAGAACATTGACTGAAGGCGGTGCTGCCGGACATATGGCACACCCATGGGATGATCACGGTTTAACATTTAATGACATGAAAGAAATCGTTAGTAGAGCATTAGAAGGACGATTGGATATTGAATCTGCAGTAACCGAAAAAACAGATGGCCAAAACATTCAAGTTACTTGGAAAAATGGACAAATAGGTTTTGCTAGAAATAAAGGTACAATTATTAATCCAATGTCGGTACAGGAGATTCAAGATAAGTTTGGAGGAAGAGGTCCGATATCCGATGCATTCGGAAATGCTGCAGAAGATTTAGCCGAAGCATTTATGCGAGTGCCTCAAGATAAACTTAATCAAATATTTAAAAACGGACGAGTATTTGCTAACATGGAAATTATATATCCTGCTACGAGAAATGTTATTGCATATGAAGTAGCAGTATTACAATTTCATAATTTAATGGAATATGATGAGCAAGGTAATCTGGTAGAAACCGATTTAACCGGCGGTGCTACTTTGCAAGGCATAATTAAAGATGCAAATGCACACTTGCAAAAAACATTTTCTTTTATTCCTCCGCAACAAATTAAAATTGGAAAAATATCTGATTTTGAAGATCAACAAGCTGCATTCTTTAATGAAATTGCACAATTACAAAATCGTTTTGGTTTGAACGAAACTGATCGAGTAACAGAATATCATAAAGCATGGTGGCGAGATGTTATTAAAACCCAAGCAGAGAAAATGGGCTTCGAAATCCCAGATGATGTATTGAATATTTTAATTTCTCGTTGGGCATTTTTTGATAAATCAGAAAGTATGACAGCACTTAAAAAACGAATTACGAATCCTGAATTTTTAAACTGGGTTCAAGAATTTGATAAAAATGAATTTAAACGATATTACAAACAAAACATGGAACCGTTTGAAACATTGTTTTTACGATTAGGAGCCGTAGCATTGAAAAATGCAACAAATTTCTTAGCAGCAAATCCATCAAACACCGTACAAACAATCAAACAAGAAATGGCACAATTGATTCAAGACTTGCAAAATAATCCAAATCCGCAGACAGTTGCTAAATTAGAATTAGAACTTAAGCGAATTGAAAAATTAGGAGGATTTGATGCAATAGTTCCATCTGAAGGGGTAGTATTTACATATCAAGGAAACACATATAAACTCACAGGCGCATTCGCTCCGGTAAATCAGATACTAGGAGTATTGAAATACGCACGATGATATATTTATAATAAAATTGGAATTTAATCATGGCTGAAAAACACAAAAGCAAGTATAAAAAACCAGAAAATTCAAAACCAACTTATCGTAAAGATCTTAAAGATTATACAACCGATGATAAAAACGGTGCATTGAATCCATATTCTACAGGTAAACGTCAAGAAAAGGTTGCACGAAAAACAGATAAACCAATTCAAGATGACGGAAACATGTTTCCTAAATATACTGATAAAGACCGATTATATAAAAATATAGAAACTGGTGAATACGATCCAAAACATGCAATGAATATTTTACGCCGTCGACAAGATGATGATACGGATGAATATTTAAATGCATTAGAAAAAATTGATCATGGTGTAACTACATCAGAATTAGATGAACGTATATCTAAATTATCAAAAAAACAAAAAGATAAATTGGTTAGAGAATACGTACGTAGAAAAATTGCAAAGTTTTTACGTGAACAAGGCGAACCAACAGAACCAGAAGATCCAAATGCACCGGCTGATCCAAATGCAGAACCACCTGCAGCAGATGCCGCAGCAGCACCAACACCAGATGCTGCAGCTCCGCCTGCTCCAGCAGAACCTGCACCCGCTCCACCGGCACCCGCTGCACCTGCACCAACAGAACCAGCAGCCGCTCCAACAGAGCCTGCACCTGCTCCCGATGCTGAAAAATCTACCGAAGAAAAAGAAGCAGAAAAAATTGTTACGGTAAAGAAATGGTTAGAATATCTAAAAACCAAACAAGAAAAAGGGCCATCTACATTAGTACAAACAGCTGTTGCTCCATTAGCTGCAATGATTAAAAAATTAAGTCCAGAAGATGCAGAACGTGCTAAAAAATTAGCTATACGTCAAATTAAAAATATTACAATTGAAACTCCGTCCGAAGACGAAGAATAATAATTAATAACAAGTTATGTCAAAAAAGTTACAAAATGTTAAAGCTATTCAACAAATGTTGGATGGTACCCATAAGTTTCAAACTAAAAAAACCCATGGATTCTCTGATGCCGAATCAAAAGGAAAACAAACTGAGCATCGCAACGTTGGCGATATATGGGAAGAAACGGATGTCAATGGAAATACTTACGTTATAGAACAACGAGAAGGATTTCGAATTCGAAAAACAAAAAATTCTGATATATTCCAATCAATTCGAGATGAATTACAATCATTTCCTAATTGCAAAAAAGATGTATGTACGTGTATTGGAACGCATCAATTAGATCAAAAAATGAGAAAAATTCACGGAATGTGTTTTGATTGTGTAATTGAAATGGAACATGAATTAAAAAAGCAAGGCACGTATCAAGAATATGAACAAAATAAAATTCGAGAAAATGCATTAGCTTGGTTACGAGATGCAGAACGAGATGTTGAATTGTTAAAACAAGCATATACGCAAGCACAAGAATTTGTTAGTAATAGTGATGGTATTACTGAAACATGGACTGCAAAAATGACTGCAGAAGAATTTGATCAAACTATTCAAAAACAATTTGAAGAATTTAAAACAAAATTTTTAGAAAATTTAAATAAGGAAACTAAACAAAATGAAAACGATTAAAAAATATTGGGCTATTATTATTGGAGCAATTATAGCATTTATTGCTATTATTTTTACGAGTGATAAAATTAACAAAAAGAAAGTTACAAAATCAGATATTAAAATTGATGATAATAATCAAAAAATTGATCAATTACAAGGCAAAACTGAAGTTGTTGAAGAACAACGAGAAGAAGTAAAAGATGTAATTCAAGATACTAAACAAGATATCAAAGATTTACAAAATGCAAAAGACAATGTTCAAGTAAATGAATTACCAGTTGATGCAGCAAAACAAAATATTTTAAACAAGACCCGTCGAGGCAGAAAACCAAAAAAATAGTATGAAACATTTATTAATTATATTGTTATTTCCAATGTTTGCATTGACGCAAACTAAACCAGATACATGTTTTACTCAACAAGAAATTATTGATATTTCATATACATTAGATTCATTATATGCTGCAGATTCTATCAATAATGCATTGATTGAAAAGTTTGAAACATTAACGATGCAACATGAAAAATTAATTAAATTGGATTCATTGCAACTTCGTTATAAAGATCAACAAATTGCATTACTACAAGAGAATGTAGAAATATACATTCGTAGAGAACGTTATCTTAAACCAAAATGGTATGATTCAAAAGGATTGTGGTTTGGATTGGGTATATTTACAACATTAGGCTCTGGAATATTAATCAATGAAATTTTAAAATAATATGTCACAGAATATAAAACAGATCATTCAACAACAGTACACAATGTGTGCTAAAGATCCTGTTTTTTTCATGAAACAATATTGTTATATTCAACATCCTAAACGAGGTAAAATTAAATTTAATCTATATCCGTTTCAGGAAGATTCTTTAACGGAACTACGAGACAATCGTTATAATGTAATATTAAAGTCTCGTCAGTTAGGTATATCAACATTGTCTGCAGGATTTGCTTTATGGAGCATGCTTTTCAAAGATGACTTTAACGTATTAGTTATTGCAACAACACAAGAAGTAGCAAAAAACTTGGTTACTAAAGTACGGGTAATGCACGATAATTTACCAAGTTGGCTAAAAGGAACAATTGAAGCAGATAATAAACTTTCATTGAAATTTAAAAATGGTTCGCAAATTAAAGCGGTATCGTCGGCAACTACAGGAGCACGATCGGAAGCATTATCATTGTTAATTATAGATGAGGCTGCGTTTATTCGTAATATTGAAGAAATATGGATAGCATCGCAAGCTACATTATCAACAGGTGGAGGCGCAATCGTATTATCTACACCCAACGGTATTGGTAACTGGTTCCACTCAGTTTGGTCAGAAGCTGAACAAGAAATTAATGGATTTCATACAATCAAGCTACATTGGACCGTACATCCAGATCGAGATCAAAAATGGCGTGATGAACAAACACAATTATTAGGTGAACGAGGTGCAGCACAAGAATGCGATTGCGATTTCATTTCATCTGGACATACTGTAATAGATGGTTCTATATTAATGGATTACGAATTAAAATGTACAGACCCTATCGAACGACGAGGATTTGATAATGCATATTGGATTTGGGAATATCCAAACTATGAAAAAAATTATATAGTAGTAGCAGACGTTGCACGAGGTGATGGTGCTGACTGGTCAACATTTCATGTTATTGATGTAGAATCAATTGCACAAGTTGCTGAATATAAAGGTAAATTGCCTCCTAAAGATTTTGGTAATATGCTTGTATCAGTTGCAACTGAATGGAACAATGCATTATTAGCAATAGAAAATGCAAACATTGGTTGGGCTGCAATTCAACCCGCACTAGACCGTAGTTATGAAAATTTATTTTATACATATAAAGATGATGGTTATGTTGATGTAGATACGCAACTTAAAAAAGGTTATGATATGAAGGACAAATCACAAATGGTCCCGGGTGTATCAACAACCTCACGTACGCGTCCATTAATGATATCAGCACTAGAAATGTATATGAGAGAACGAACACCAGTAATTCGTTCTAAAAGATTAATTCAAGAATTATTTGTTTTTGTTTGGTTAAATGGTAAAGCACAATCACAGAATGGATATAACGATGACCTTGTAATGTCATTTTGTATTGGATTGTGGTTACGAGATACATCCTTAAAATTGCGACAGCAAGGTATTGAATTGCATAAACGAGCATTATCACAATTTCAAAAATCTGAAACAAAAATCTATACGGGTCGACCATCAAATAATACAGATGGATGGACATGGAATAACGGTCATAACGATGAAGATCTAACTTGGTTGATACGTTAAAAAATCTTCATGTTCTACATCTAGTTATATTTATAATAAAATAGATTAAATTATGCCTTCATTGAGAAAACGCTTACAAAACTTATTTGCTACAAACGTCGTTGTTCGTTCGTATGGCAAAGATCGATTAAAAGTTGTAGATACAAATCAACTTCAATCTCGTGGTAATTTAAATCAAACAAAAGTTGCGGATAGATATACCAGAATGCATGGTGCAAACAAGCATATGGTCGGAGGAATGGGCGGTTATGATTCAAATTATTATATGCATCAAAACAGGATGCAATTATATGCTGATTATGAAATGATGGATCGTGATCCAATAATTAGTGCAGCATTAGATATATATTCCGATGAATCAACATTGGCCAATCAATTTGGTGATATATTGACAATTAAAACTAGCAATAGTAGAATTCAAAAAATACTATATAATTTATTTTATGATATTTTAAACATTGAATTCAATTTATGGACATGGATTAGAAACATGACCAAATATGGAGATTTCTTCTTAAAGTTGGATATTGCAAACGAAATTGGAGTAATTAACGTACGACCATTTTCTAGTTATGAAATCGAACGTTGGGAAGAATATAACGAAGCTACAGGAGAATATAAAATTGAATTCAAACACGTAGGAAATCGACAACAAGGTTATGATGTTTTTGAAATAGCACATTTTAGAATGTTATCCGATTCTAACTTTTTACCATATGGTAGATCTATGTTAGAAGGAGCACGTAAAGAATTTCAAAAATTAATGATGATGGAAGATGCAATGCTAATACATCGTATTATGCGTGCACCAGAAAAACGTATTTTTAAAATTGATATTGGTAATATTCCGCCAAATGAAGTAGATGCATTTATGGAACAAATTATCAATAAAATGAAAAAAATACCACATATTGATCCGCAAACTGGTAATTACAACTTAAAGTTTAATCTCAACAACATGTTGGAAGATTATTACTTGCCTGTCCGCGGCGGTAATTCTACTACATCAATTGATACGTTACCTGGTATGACATTTACCGGAATGGATGATATTAATTACATAAAAGATAAAATGGTAGGTGCATTAAAAGTACCAAAAGCATTTTTAGGTTATTCGGAAGCAGTAGAAGGAAAAACAACGTTAGCTGCAATGGATATTAGATTTGCTAGAACAATTGAGCGAATTCAAAAAATAATTGTTTCTGAATTATATAAAATTGCAATAGTACATTTATATACACAAGGCTTTGAAGGGGAAGATTTAATTGATTTTGAATTAGAATTAACGGCGCCATCAATTATTTATGATCAACAAAAAGTTGCACTAATGACTGAAAAAATGACATTAGCAACTGCAATGAAAGACTCAAAATTGTTATCGGACAAGTTTATATATGAGTATATATTCAATATGTCCGAAGATCAATGGTTACAGCAAAGAACCGATGTAGTTGAAGATCTCAAATTGAGATTCCGTCAAAATCAAATTGAGCAAGAAGGAAATGATCCAGCAATCACCGGTGTATCATTTGGCACGCCACATGATTTAGCATCAATACATATGTCATCGGATGAAGTAGAAGAAAAAGATAAAGGTGGTCGTCCAAAAGAAGGAATTAAATTTGGACAACATAAAAATGAATTTGGATGGGATCCAACCGGCAAGAAAACAATTGATCAGGCATTTAAATCTGGCAATCAGGCAACCACATTTCAACCAGATCCGCGATCTGCAGAAACAATCAAACCACATCAACGAGAATCGCATGAAATTTTAAAACATCTGAAACGGAAAAATAATAAAACTCCAGATATCTTATTAGAATCTTTAAAAGATAAAATAGATCCATTATCAAATGATTCGGGAACTATGTTAGATGAAAACAATATTTTACAAGATTAAACATATTTATTAAAAATCGAGATACTGTATAAGGAAACGATGAAAAAATTAAAACATTCGAAATATAAAAACACCGGAATTCTTTTTGAAATTTTAGTTAGAAAACTAACATCCGAAACATTATCTTCAAATAAAACATTAACTGTAGATATTATTAAAAAATATTTTGGACGAAATACTGAATTATCCAAGGAATTACAACTTTATAATTCATTGTTAAAAGAACAACAATTCAAAAGTGAAGCTCGTGCTTTAGATTATATACGAACTATTAAAGAGTCTTATAAAAAATTAAACCAACAAACATTAAAGCGACAAAAATACAATCTTGTAAAAGAAATTTCAGAAAAGTTTGTTTTTGAGAATATGGCAAAAATACATATTCCAAATTATAAAACATTAGCATCGATATACATGTTATTTGAACACGAAGAAACGGATAATCCAAATCAAATAATGGAATGTAAATCTGCAATATTAAGCAATGTTTTAATTTCTCCAGTAAAAAAAGAAACTAGAGATATAGTATATGAAACATATCGAGCTCAACCAAAAGAAGTACGACTTTTAGCATATAAAATACTTGTAGATAAATTCAATGAAAAATATTCTGTTTTAAATGAATCGCAAAAACAATTGTTAAATAAATACATAACAAATGTAAATGATACGACTGCATTAAAAGAATATATAGAGCAAATCATACCAAGTATTAAAAAACAACTTGCCGGACAAGCAAAGTTAATTACAGATCGAGCTACAAAAATAAAAGTACAAAAACTTTCAGAAATGTTATGCACTGTAGAAAATATGAAAACAATTAAAGAATCAAACATTCTTTCTTTGTTACGTTATTTTGATTTGCTTACAGAATTACAAGGAGTGCATCAATGAAATCGTTATTAAAAGAAATAGAAAACAAGTTTATTGAATTAGAAGAATCATTGGATGCAGTTGATCATGAAGATGATGATATTGATAATGATGGAGATCATGACAAATCTGATGACTATTTGCATCATAGAAGAAAAGCAAGAAAGCGTGCTATTCTTCAAGATGATGAAGAATTAGACGAACAAAATGCTACGGGTGCAATTGCTGGTTATAATATACCTGCAGCATTTGCCAAACCAGGTAAATGGCGAAATAAATCAAAAACATATGAATCCGTAAATGTTTCTCCAAGCTGGAAATTAGGCGACTATCAAGCTCCAGAAGATGAAGAAGAAGAGTATACAGATAAGTTTCCTTTTGCAGAAGATGATAAAAATTGGCAACATAAAAACTACAAATATCCTTCTGTTGATTTAACAAATACGCCAGGATTATCTAAAAGAAAAGATAAAACGTCAAACCATATGAAATCTGCCGTTGCTGAAGCAATGGATTCAAAATATGAAAAACTTATTGAATCATATCGAGCATATGCAACAGGTAATTCAAAAACGACTCCTGAACAAAAAATAAAACATACAATAAAAGAAGTTGCGCGACAATTACAAGAAATTGAACGTACTGTAAATTATGCATCAAAGTTAAAAACAGAATCAAATATTGCAAGAAATGGATATGGTTCTTCAGTAGACAGTGCATTAACAAAAATTTCAGAAAGATTAATTAAAATATCAGAACGCGTAAGAGCATTAGGAGAATAAAATGTCAAAACATCTAATAGTAGAATATATGCCATTCAAGCCAATTGGTTCATTAACTGAATCAAGCGGTGCTGCATATGGATTACCTGGTGGTTTTGTTGTGCAAGGTGTTTTGCAACGAGCAGGCGCTAAAAATCAAAACGGACGTGTTTATCCAAAACATATTTTACAAAGAGAATGTCAACGGTATCAAAAAGAATATATAGATCAACATAGAGCATTAGGAGAATTAGATCATCCCGAATCATCGGTAGTTAACTTAAATAACGTTTCTCATAATGTTTTAAAAATATGGTGGAATGGCGATGATTTGAATGGTGCTGTACAAATTTTAGATACTCCATCTGGTAAGATTCTTAAAGAACTATTTAGAGCAGGTATTACGTTAGGCATTTCATCACGTGGGTTGGGATCAGTAAAAGAATTACGAAATGAAGGTGTAGTAGAAGTACAAGAAGATTTTGAATTGATATGTTGGGACTTCGTATCAAATCCATCAACACATGGGGCTTTTATGCGGCCTGCGCACATGAATGAATCAGTTAATAAAAATAATATAAAAACAAATAGATACGCAAAAACAAACGAAATAATCACTTCGATTTTATGTGAAGATGGTAAATGTAGGATAATATAATGAGAACACCAAATTTAAAGTTTATTTTAGAAACTATGATGCAAGATCAACCTAAGCCATTATCTCGCGAAGAAAAGCAACAATTCGTACAAGAAATTGCAAATTTTTCTGCAATGGGAGATTCGGTTTACGGAAAAGGTGATTTAGAAGAAATTGCACAACGTGTTAAAAATATAGTTGAACGTGCAGATAGAATTATGACTGAGAGTGATGATTGGATGGCTAATGTTGCTCATAAAAAAGGTAATAAAAGAATGCACGAAGATTATCGTGATTTTGAACAAGCTGCGCGCGATCTTAAAGAAGCACAAGACCGAATGGCTCTAGCATATGAAAATATTGGACAACATTTAAATCGTTATTTTTCTGTTGGATAAATTGGATATTGAAAAAAAATTATTTATAATAAAGGTGCATGATGAGTAAATTTAAAAAATTATATCGAGAATTTTTTGGATTAACCGAACAGTCTGATCTTCCGAATCCCGATATGGTTTCTAAAGTAAAAGGTGCGTTTGATGAATTAGCTCCATCGATTGATGCAGTAAGCGATTCCATGGAAAAAGTTCAAAAACAACTAGGAGAATCAGATTTAGAAGAAGCACAATTAGTTAACAACTTAACCGATTATCGAGGTGGGATAGAATATATACTCCGAGACCCAGCAACGGCTGAAGCAGTAGCACAAGAAATTCAAGATTGGTCCGAACGAAAAGGATTTACCGTAATTAAAAAAACAGTATCGCCATCTGGTAAGATTGGATATTTTTATTTTAGATTAGGACAAGATCCTGCATTAGAATCACAAAAACTTCAAGGGTATTTAGCTCAGAAACCAGAATTAAAACATTTTAGATTTAATGTAAGGCAACAAAATTCAAAACGAGCATAAGGTAAAATTTAATAGTTATATATGAATAAAAAACAAAAACAACATCAAAGCATTGTACCAGGCAATGCAACGGCAGTAAATGTAGTAAATCATGATTTAGGATTTGCATTACGAACTTGGAAACGCAAAGTAAAAGAAAGCGGCGTATTAGAATATGTAAAAGAGCATCGAACGTTTACCAAACCTAGTGTAGAAAAACGAATGCAAGTTTCCAAAGCACAATATCGACAAAAAATGCGAGATTTGCAAAATAAATTTTAATAAATCAAAAAAATTTTAAGTCCTAGCAGAAATGTTAGGACTTTTTTACTGTTTTTTCAAACGTGTCTATATTTATTGTAGAATACGCTATTCAATCTTAATATAGCGTTTATATTAAAATATTTATATTCTATTAAGATTTCAAATAATCTTATTTCCAAAAAACAAAATTTAAGGAGAAAAATGGCAAAATCAGACTTGCTTAAACAAGCAATCGCTGATGCAAAAGCTGTTAAAGAAACTGCTTTAGCAAACGCAAAGATTGCTTTACAAGAAGCATTTTCGCCAAGAATCAAAGAAATGTTAGCTACTAAACTAACAACTGAGATTGAAGGCGAGGATGAAGAAATGGCCGGTGCAGCTGTAGATACAGGTGTAGAGGCAGGAACAGAAGAGATGGGTGGTGATGATTTTACTTGGACAGATGATTCATTGTCAGCATCAGTTGGTGGTAATGATTATTCTTTTCAAGTAGGAATGGCAGGTGAAGACGGCGAAGAAATGGTATCTGATGAAGAACCAGCATCTGAAGAAGAAATGTCTGCTGAGTACAACGAAGGTATGGATATGGAAGATGCACCTGAAGATCTAAATCTAGAATCAATCATCCGAGAATTAGAAGATGATATGATGGCAGGAGAAGATGAATTGGATGTTGATATGCCAAACGAAGGGATGTATTATGAGGAAGAAGATGAGGATATGACTAACGAAATGTATGAAGAAGAAGAAGATGTTAATGAAATCATCGAATCGATTCTTCGTGAAATGGATGCCGAAGAAGATCCAAATGCATATGCACCAGAAGGTGATGTAATGCAAGAAATGGAAGATGAATTGGTAGCTAAAGATCAAGAACTTCAAGAAGCATATCGAACAGTTAAACGTCTTCAATCAGTTATCAATGAAGTAAATCTTCTTAATGCTAAACTTCTTTACACTAACAAGTTGTTCCGTAACTTTGAATTGACTGAAGCTCAAAAAATGAAAGTAATTGAAAATTTTGATAGAGCAGGAAATACAAGGGAAACAAAATTAGTATTTACTACATTGGCAGAAAGTTTTGCTCGTCCAAAAACTAAGAAGCGAATGGTTAAAGAGTCTTATTCTGCGGCTTCTAGACCATCTGCAACTACAGCGCCAAGCGTAGAAACAACACAAGTTTTATCTGAAGGCTTCGAAATGGCTAACAGATGGAAAAAATTAGCAGGATTATTATAACAATAAAAAAACAAAAACAAAGGAAAAAAGATGAGTATTTCAAACTTACTTCAAACAAATGACTTTGTTCAACGAAACAATGCAAAAGCTTTGGCTGCAAAGTGGGAGAGAACGGGTCTATTAGAAGGTCTTCGCGGTGAGACTGAACGTGCTGGTATGGCACAATTGCTTGAAAACCAAGCACGTCAATTAGTAAAAGAAGCTTCTGCAACAGGAACATCAGCTGGTTCAGAAGAGTGGGCAGGTGTAGCACTTCCATTGGTACGTCGTATTTTTGCTGAATTTGCTGCAAAAGAATTCGTTTCAGTTCAACCAATGAACTTGCCATCGGGTCTTGTATTTTATCTAGACTTTAAATATGGTACAGCTCAACCTGGATTTGATGCTGATAATAATAACCGTACCGGTGATCCATTTGGTTCTCCAAATGCTGATGACTCAATGTTTGGTGTTACCACTACAGCAGGTGACCCAAGCGGCGGTCTTTATGGAGCAGGACGTTTTGGTTATTCAATCAATGCATACACTTCATCAGCTGTAACTGCTGCAACTGGATCTACTCCAACCGTAGCTCAAATCAATGGTGATACTACATATTCAGGTTCAGCTAATTACAAAATGTTAACAGTTAACATTCCAACCGATGCTGACCTATATGCAGTTCGTTCATTTACATTAGCATCTGGTTCTGGTGCTGCTGAAATTGTTCCAGTTCAAGCATTTTCGACTGTGAATTCTAACTTCACTGCATCATTTGTATTATCTGGTTCTGCTCAATTTGCAGCAGTTCAATTAGCTATCGATGCTGGTAATTTAAAAATCAATTATAGCAAACAGCCTACAGATATTACTAGAGGTGATTTTGAAGACAATAAAGGTGCTTACGGAAACGGATACAACACTGATATCGATATTCCAGAAATTAACCTTGAAATGCAGTCTAACCCAATTGTTGCTAAAACACGTAAGTTAAAGGCTGTATGGACACCTGAATTCGCTCAAGACCTTAATGCATATCACTCAATTGATGCTGAGGCTGAATTGACTTCAATGTTGTCTGAGTATGTATCAATGGAAATCGACCTTGAGATCCTTGATATGTTGATTTCAGCAGCTCCAACAACTGAATATTGGTCAGCTCGAAACAACACAATTTTTGATGGTACTGCATTTACAACTTTGGCAGCTGGTACGGCTAACCAAAATTTAGGTGATGGATTCTATAACACCCAAGGTGGATGGTTCCAAACTTTAGGTACAAAACTTCAAAAAGTATCTAATAAAATTCACCAAAAAACATTACGTGGTGGTGCTAACTTCTTAGTAACGTCTCCAGCAGTTGCAACTATCCTTGAGTCTATCCCAGGATTTGCTGCCGACACAGATGGTACTAAAATGGAATTTGCTGCCGGTGTACAAAAAATTGGTGCAATCAACAACCGTTATACCGTTTACAAAAACCCATACATGAAAGAAAATGTAATCTTGATGGGCTTTAGAGGTTCTCAGTTCCTTGAAACGGGTGCGGTATTTGCTCCATATATTCCGTTAATCATGACTCCACTTGTATACGATCCAGTTAACTTCACTCCACGTAAAGGTGTGATGACTCGTTACGCAAAACAAGTAGTTCGTCCTGAATTCTACGGAAAAGTATACGTTCACGGTCTTAACACGCTTTAATAGTTAACTTCGATTAGCTTTTAATTTAACGAATTAACTAATTAAAAATGAAAGGGTGGCTCCGGTCACCCTTTTTTACTGGTTGTATATTTATATTAAAGGAAACATGGCAGTAGAAAGACATAAATACGAAATGTTTGCAGAAATACGATATGCAGGTCGTCTTATCGATGTATTAGATCGAATTCGAGCTATACGATTAGTTTTAATGGTACATATAGAACGAGATTTAGGACCAGATAAAGAATTAATTAAAATAAAAGTTATGACGCCATATCCGCCAAAACAAACGTTTTTTGCTATACGAAAAATGTGTTTAGGTAAAATTGAAACATTAAAAGATATGAATCTTCAACAATCGACACTTACAAAATTATTTTAACAAATTAAAACAAGGTTAGTTATGACTACTCAGAATCGAGAGAAAACTCCACCAAAAACCGATGTTAAGTTTTCCATCACATTGTCAGAAGAACAAAAACAAGCAAAATCAAAAATATTACAAACACCATTTAATTTTATTTTAGGTAAAGCTGGATCTGGTAAAACATTGTTAGCAGTACAAGTTGCATTAGATTTATTTTTTAAAAGACAAATCAATAAAATTATTATAACAAGACCAACAGTATCAAACGAAGATAACGGATTCTTACCTGGATCATTATCAGAAAAAATGGAACCATGGTTAGTGCCACTACGTAGTAATATGCGTAAGGTTTATAATAAACCAGAAATTTTAGAAAAAATGGAAAAAGAAGAAAATATTGAATTAGTTTCTTTAGCACATTTTAGAGGTCGTACATTTGATCATGCAGTATGTATTGTAGATGAATTTCAAAATTTAACTAAACAACAACTTCAAATGGTTGTATCTCGTTTAGGTAAAGAAAGTATTATGATATTAACAGGTGATCGATATCAAATAGATTTAAAATTTGGTAATGATTCAGCAGTACATGAAGTTCCTAAATTGACTAAGTCAAAATATGTTAATGAAATCATTTTATTAGATAATCATCGACATGAATCATTAAATGAAATTTTGAAACTTCTAAACGAAACATACTGATATTTATATGAAAAGGAAGTGTAGAGATGGATTATTCAGAAAATCGCCCAATTTGGCCCGGCAGTTCTTCATTTACAACTGGTAGTACTCCATTTGGATTTTTTGATACTGATGCTACATTTCAATCTCATGCAGATAAGTTTGCCAAAATGGCAGCTCAAACATTAGGATATCCAATTTTAGATGTTGAACTTCAAGCTGTAAATTTTTATACAGCATTAGAAGCTGCAGTAGTTGAATATTCAAATCAAGTAAACCAAGTAAATATTGCTAATAATTTATATAGTACGTTAGGAGTCCAAACCGGATCAAGCTTCTTATCCGGAAATAGTTTTACCGATGCATTGATTGGAAATTCATTTGGATATGTTTCTAAACTATCAAAAGCATATGGAACTGAAGCAGACAGCGGCGGTAACTTAAAATGGCATACCGTACAGTTTGATATTCAACCCGGACAACAAACGTATAGCATACGAACTGCAGTATCTAAATCATTAGGTATTATTTTAACTACTAGTTCGGTTGAAATAAAACGAGTAATTCATAATGCTCCACCTGCTATCGTAAGATATTTTGATCCATTTGTGGGAACAGGCTTAGGTTCGCAACAGTTGCTTGATGCATTTGATTTTGGTGGATTTTCACCATCAGTATCATTTATGATGATGCCAATACATGCAGATTTGATGAGATTGCAATCGATTGAATTTAATGATCAAATTAGAAAATCTCAATATTCATTTGAAATACATGGAGATGATATTAAATTTTGGCCAGTGCCAGTACGTCCAACCGGATCGTCATCTGCAACACCATTTTTTGATAAAGTATTTGTTGATGTTATTTTCGATGATGGCAAAACTAATGAAGCCGTCTTATTTGGCAATACAGCACTTATGCGAGGTGTTATTACGGACGCATCAAATATACCATATAACTATCAAACATACAGTAGAATTAATGATATGGGGCGTGCGTGGATATTTAGATATGCATTAGCATTATCAAAAGAAATGTTAGGCTTTATACGTAATAAATACAGTAGTATTCCTATTCCAAATGGTGAGGTAACACTTAATGGTGCTGATTTAACATCACAAGGCCAATCGGAAAAAGAAACATTGATAACTCAACTTCGAGAATTTTTAGAAAAAATGACTCGAGAACAAATGATAACAAGACAGAATGCAGAAGCAACGCAATTATTAGAAATGCAAGCAAAGATTCCATTAAAAATATATGTTGCATAAGGAGAAACCATGGCACTATTTGGAACAATGCGAGATGCTAAATTTTTAGCATCAATTAATAAAGAAATAATTAATGCAGTTGTTGATACTGAAATTGAATTCTATAAATTGATTTTAGATACAACCGAATCTAATATATACGGAGAATCTGATTCTAAATCATATTATGATTCAATCTTATTGCCATGTATTATAACTAAAGATGATAAATCATCAACTATGGATGATTACGGACATTCATATACAAGAACATTGACCTTTGGCGTATCTAGAGATTTAGTAGAACGGGCAGGATTTTATCCAGAAGCTGGCGACATTGTATTTTGGGATAATGAATACTATGAATTAGATAGTATCGATGCAAACAAATACTTTGTAGGAAAAAATCCAGAAACATGGCCAAATGGTGATAGTCATGGTTATAGTGTTTCTATTATGTGTAATGCACATGCAACAAGACAAACGCCATTGGGTATTAAAAATTTAAGACGAGGCGGAGATAACGCATTTTCATTTAAAGGATAATAATGCCTAGATTAAATAGACAGGATATTGATAGAAAAACAAATAAACCAAATCCGCAAAGAACGGAAGGAATAACGCCTGATCTATCGTTAAACAGAGCAATGCAAACTCGTCGGGATGATGATGTTGTTCGAACAAAACAAAGAACAATTTACGATATTGATTTTGCAATTAAATGGTATATTGAAAATGAAATTCAACCACAAGTAACTGCGAATAAAGAATTAGTACCAGTTCCGGTGATATTTTCAAACGGAGAAAAATGGGATAATGTACGTAGATTAGGCTATTTACGTGATGAAAAGGGCATGTTGCAATCTCCATTAATTATGCTAAAACGTAATTCTGTAGGAGAAAGAGATGCACAAAAAACATTGGATGTGAACAGACCTAATGCAGCAAACTATATAGTACATCGAAGTAAATATAATTCTAGAAATAGATATGAAGATGAATTGTTTCCAATTCCAAAAAATAATCCGCAACCATCAGAACAATTTTATATTATTGATATACCAAAATATGTTACTGTAGAATATGATATGATGTTATGGTGTGATTTTACTACACAAATGAATGAATTAGTTGATCAAATTTTACCATATGGTCGATTTTCTTGGGGAAATGATGCAAATAAATTTCCTACAACTATCGGATCAATATCATTTGAAACGGTAAATACGATTGGAGAAGATCGATTAGTTCGAGCATCAATTCCATTATCTGTTTTAGGAACATTGTTATCAGAACAAGAAGTTCGAATGTCAACCATTAAGAAAATGTATTCTATAAAGAAAGTAACATTTGATCAAGTTGTTGATGTTGATAACAACATATTTGAAACATTAGAAATTCCAGCTCAGTTATTACAGCTGCAAACTAATATAATGAGCGGCGGCACTGCAATTATATCAGGCGGCGGAGTCAATGTTAGTATCAATGCACAAGCAATGACGTATTTAACTAATATAACCGAAAAAATTGCAACATATTCAAATGCAACTACCGTAACAATTTCATCATTTGCTGCAATTAATCCAGTAACATTGGCAATTGCATCTAAAAATGAATTTGATATATTCATTAATGGACAATACATTGATAAAGCAGTATATACATGGACACCTAGTGATATCACAACGCAAACAATTGTATTTGATACTGCAGAATTAGGATATACGCTTAATGCACAAGATGTTGTTGTAGTTAAAGGGAGATGGCAATAATGGCACGTCAGTTTAGACCCGGACAATTACAAACCGGATCTTTATTTAATATTTCTTCTAGTTATGCCATTACTGCATCATTTGCTTTAAATGGCGGCGGCGGCGGAAATACATTTCCATTCTCCGGTAGTGCAGTAATCACCGGTTCATTGGAAATTAGAAGTGACATAAACAATATATTTTTAATTAAAAATTTTAATAATCAACCAATATTAACAGTATCACAAAGTGGAGTAGTAATTATAGCAACGCAAAGCATTGAATTAACAAGTACGGCACCAAATGGCGGAATGTATTTTACATCTGGATCTTTTTTTGTAGGTTTAGATTGATGCTTATATTTATATAAAATAGGAACATAAAACATGGCAACTTGGAAAAAAGTAGTAGTATCGGGTAGTAATATTTCACAATTAAATAACGATGCTGGATATCTAACTGCAGGAACGTTAGGAGCAAAAAATGCTTATAGTACCGCATCATTTAATGGAACAAATTTAATTGCTGGTAGTACAACCGCAAGTTTATCATTTGCATCTTCGTCAGGTCAAGGTTTAACTATATCAGCTAATCCACTTAACGATACACTAACATTTGGTTTAAGTCTTATTCCAAACACTAGCATACTTAATTCCGAAATAACAATCGCAGGCGTTTCTGTTGATTTAGGTGATAGCATTACTCAAGCACAAATATTAGCAGGCAGCTCAGTAGTATCTGCATCAGTATTATCGAGTCCAGCTCAAGGGCAAGCATTACTTACAACAAATGGTGTAGCTGGATCGACAATCGATTTAGGATTGGAAACAGGAGATTCTCCTACATTTGTTGGATTAACATTGACAGGTGATTTAGTTGTATTAGGTACAGCATCATTCCAAAATACACAAAATTTACTAGTAGGTGATCGATTTGTATTGTTTGCTTCTGGATCAAATACAACCGGAGATGGTGGTATTGTTATACAACAAGGTACGCAAAACATTGGGGAACTATACGGATACGATTCTGGTACTACACGATGGGGATTCACTTCATCATTTAATGCAACAAGCAATTCATTTTCTCCGGCAGTTTATGCAGGTGGCGTAGAAGCTAGTTTAACTTCACCAAGTGCTGCACCAGTTTACGGTGGTGTTAGTAATGGCTTTGGAACAATACATGTTGATACTAATACCGGAGATATATACATTTATTCATAAAATAAATAACTAGTTATGAGCATAATTGACAAATTAAAATCAGCATCTAAACCCGAAACGCACATTCATTTAACAAAACAAGAAATCGAATTTTTGTTGTTGTTATTAAAAGATGTTTCTGTGCGCGGTGATCAAGTAGAAACATTCTACAATATCATACTAAAATTACAAGAGCAATATCTAAAACAATGATATTTATATTAAATGTTGTAGGCCGCAAGGAAGTGGGCACACGCACGGCATAAGTGTATGTAACCAACCACAACACAAAAGGAAAACGATATGCCATCTTGGAAAAAGGTCATAACGTCTGGCTCCGATGCCGCGTTAAATTCATTAAACGTAACCACATCACTTACTGCGAGTGGATTGATATATCCGACAGTTGATGGTATATCTGGACAAGTCATACAAACAGACGGTGCTGGCAATTTATCTTTTTCTAATGTAGAGTATACTGCTATTTCAATTAAAAATGTATCCGGTGTTACTATTGCCAAAGGAACCCCTTGTTATATAACTGGATCAGGCACTTCAGGAAACATTGCCGGCGTATGGCCCGCAGATGCTTCAAATCCATTAAGAATGCCCGCAGGTGTAATTGCCGGCGAAACATTAAATAATGGAGATGAAGGTTTAGGGTTAATTAACGGATTTATAAACGGTGTTAATACTTCAGCATTTGCAGCTGGTGATTCAGTTTATGTTGCTGCTGGCGGCGGCTATACAAACATACGACCAACGGGGTCTGCAATATTAGTACAAAAATTAGGTAACGTTGAAAAATCTGCACTTAATGGATCGGGTGTAATTAACGGGCCCGGATATTATAATGATTTACCAAATATACAACAAGGCTATACGTGGGTTGGTAATGCAAATGGCGTAGCAATAGCAATTGCCACATCTTCTATACAAAACGTAATAAGTGCTTCGTATGCAGCAACATCTTCATATGCAACACAATTTAACGTAGCAACTGGCTTAACGGCTAGCGGATTAATATATCCTAGTGCAGATAATGGCAATGAATCCTATATACAAACAGATGGTGCAGGAAATTTATCCTTACAGTATGTAAAATCAATGTATGAAACCGTAAGGAATAGAGAAACATCTTCTATTATTTCCGGAATACCATTATTCGTATCAGGAGCAACCGGTGCTAATTCCGATGTTTATATAGCCGATGCATCTAACCCGGCTAGAATGCCGGCTACTTATATAGCAAGTGAAACTATCGCACCTAGTGGTACTGGTAAAGCATTGATTTCTGGTCTTTTAACAAACATTAATACAACTGCATATCAAGCAGGACAAGAATTATTTACTAACACAGGAAGTGGAATTACAACTTCTAGACCTCCATATCCTAATAGTGTGCAATTGTTAGGCATTGTAACTAGAGTAGGGATAAATGGTCAAGCTGTTATCCTTAACCCTGGCCAAATTGAAATTCAAAACATACAACCAGGATATACTTTAGTAGGTAATAGCATCGGAACACCAACGGCAGTAGCTACTTCTTCTTTGAGTGTAGCATCTGCGTCATTTGCTACAAGTGCATCATATGCTCCAAGTACACCTACGTTCCCATATACCGGAAGTGCAGAAATTACAGGTTCATTGGGAGTAACTGGTTCATTTAATTTACAAACATTTAATGGATTAACTGATGTAACTGCATTAGATTTTAGTGGAGTCACTAGGGCCATTAATGATATAATGGGATCAACAAGCATTAATGCTGATGATAGAGATCTATATGATAGTAGTACTATACTTAGTGTCGCATGGGAGGGTCGCAGATTAGTTGATACTGTGAGTTCGCAGTCAGTTAACTGGAACGATCGATTGCTAAAAATAGATAATGGTCCGGGAGCATTCACAGTTAATTGGGGCGGCGGACTACTACGAGATACAGGTTCCAACAATTCAGTAGACTGGCAAAACCGAACTACAATTGACACTGGCAATAAGACATCAATTGATTGGCAAAATCGTCAACTTAAAGATAGCAGCGGAAATGAAACGCTCAACTGGCAATCGGGTGTTAAAATCAC